TAAAGGAGCTGGTGGAGCTAAAGGAGATAAAGGAGCTGGTGGAGCTAAAGGAGATAAAGGAGCTGGTGGAGCTAAAGGAGATAAAGGAGCTGGTGGAGCTAAAGGAGATAAAGGAGCTGGTGGAGCTAAAGGAGATAAAGGAGCTGGTGGAGCTGAAGGAGGTGGTGGAGGTCCTCCACCATCAAATAAACTTTCCGATGAAATTGCATTGAATAATTTCATTATACACAGAAGAGTCTCTACTAGAACACCACTTCTTAAAACAAATAAAACTGGAGTACCATATTTTGCAACATTAGCAAAATCCTGCAAAATCATATTTGATGCAATTATTGATAAAGTTAACCGCGAAATAGCTCCAATAAGATATATTGAAATTATAGATACTAATCCTGATATACATAATCCTAGTTCAATTTCAGCAGAAGGTCTTGACCCAGATATATTTGAAATAGTATATGAAGACGGTTCTACTAGTGAAAGTGGAGGCGGTAGCCGTGCAGAAGCTAATTATGGCCCTGTGACAATTTTTGGAGGCAGCAAATATAATTATACATATTATAATTTATTAAGTAGAGTATCAGCATTTTTTTCATTAGACCATAGACAACGATTAGAGCGTGAATTACTAAATAAAATAAAACACGATAAACATGTACGAAAATTGTTTCCAAATTTACAAATAAATAATTTCACAGTTCAAAATAATATAATAAATAAATGGCGACAAATTAATTTTTCAAATCCATTTGATGGAATTCAACTCACGCTTTTTATGATAAAATCATTATTTTTTGATGCTGAACGAAAAATGAAAACGGCTCCAAATTTTTCCAAATATATTGCAAATATGATGGTATTTAAACGTTATTCAGATGAACTAGTCGAATTAGTAACTAAATTCAAGAACAATTTTAATAAAATATTGCAAAAAAATCAACAACAAATTGAAGCTGAGTTTATTAAATATATGCAATCTATATTAGTTATTGGTAATGCATTATCATACACATTTATATTATTAAATACAATTTATATTGATGACAAATTTACGGGTGAAGAATTAATTCGTACAAAAGCATTTAATACATTATCACCTACCGTATTTCCATTTACTACAATAAATGCTAATAATTTATTATCATATGTTGGAATGTTTGATGCCACACAAAAGGATTATATTGAATATATGTCATCTTCTAAAAAATCATCTTCTAAAATATCTACCAAATCGGCCTCTATGAAATCTATCAAATCCACTTCTATGAAAACGCATTCTACCAAATCAGTACCTATGCAATCTACCAATCATCAAAATAAACGAAAAACACAATCATTTCAATATGGTGGAAATAGTGGTGATAAATTGAAACCATTTGATGTAAGTCCAATAATTTATAATAATGGATTAAGATTGTTCAATAATGATCATTGGATAACTACACAATCAACTATCAATCTACATGGTGATTATTACAAAGAAATGTTCACATTATTTGATAAATATGATAATACGACAATTATATTATTTTTACATCAGATGAATTTCAATGAAATATATGATATTAATCGTATTAAAAACGAATTAAAAATATTAAATGAAAAAAATAAAAATGGCACGGAATTTGCTAGCGAAATCTCAAAATATTATCACAGGTTTTTACAAAATATAAGTAGTTATTTTAATACAATAAATCAATGGGCATCTATGGATATATTAAATAATCCACAAATATTTTTAGAAACTAAAATAAACCAAAGTAAAAAGCCAGTAAAAGCAACCCTTTCTGCAAAAAAACATAATAAACCAGGTAAAAATCGAAGTTTAAAATTACGATTAAAATCTAGTGTTTTACAAATTTCAAAAAAACACAACAAACAATTACATAAAATATATGATACAAGTAGAGCGGTTAAAAGTAAAACGGTTAAAAGTAGAACGATTAAACTACGTAAAAATACAAATAAAATAAATAATTTACCATCTAATAGAATTCTTATATAATTATACTATACCCGTAAAAACTATACACGTAAAAATATATGTTTTATAATCGCAAAACATATATATGTCAGACAAAACAGAACCCGTTAAAATCCCCATTTTTGTCGAATCGCCTTATAAAAAAGTGCTCCAAACTCCCGAAATAAAAAAAATGATATTTATTATGAATGCATTAGATAAAGGATGGTCAGTTAAAAAGTTAGACGGGTCTTATATTTTCACCAAAAAACACGAAGGAAAACGAGAAGTTTTCAGAGAAAACTATTTAGAAAAGTTTGTACAATCCAATTTTGATATGTCGAATTTAGAAACGTCCGACTCATCATAAAACATACCAATAATATATAATTATAATATAACTATACTTATCCATTATCCAATAATGTCAACTTTCAAAGGAGGAGACATATTTAGAAATAAAGCATTTAAACACATATTAAGTATCGGCTATGAATTAGAAACAAGTGCTCTCATTAAACTAACTAAAATAAATGCTGATTTAGAGACAGGCGAACCAATTCATATGTTATTAAATACAGATAGTTCTCAGCGAGATATTAATGAAATATTAGAAAATACCGATGAAGAAAATGCCGACTTTACAGATAAAGAATATGTTTATCGTCGAGAAGAAATGTTATTTTTAGATGTAGGCAAGAAAGACGTTTCTTTCCATATAACGAATGATATGGCCGAAAGTTTATTTTTGCGAAAGTTGCAAAATATATGTGAAGAAATGCCATCTATCCAATCCCCTAGATCTTTTAAATCTCCTAGTTCCCTTAGAAGTACATCAAACAAAGAACAACGCGATGAAAAACGAATGAATTATAAAAATCAATTATATAAATATAAAATCGACGGAGGACCTACATATGATATCAATTTCTTGCAAGGTCCAGAAAATGCAAGTTGTGCGACTTTTTCCGACGTTGAATGGGTAGCCACATATTACAAACCCAAGCTCCATGCAAATATAGTATTGGAAACATTTACAGATACAGTCAAAATCCTATTAAAACATTTACATAGTTTACAACTCAAAAAAGGAAAATTTATTGCAAATAATACAGAATCGGGCAATGTGGAAGTTGAAAATACTAAGTTATATAACTTACCAAAAACAAATTTATATTATATGAAAACAACACCGGGAGAATTAGACACAGCATATACCACTATTCAAATGACATTTTCGGCACACGTTGCCAATATTTTCTTCATTATGAAAAAATTAACAGAAGATAATTCACATTCATATGAGTGTTTAACTAAATTATGTGCTTTACGTGTCCAAGAATTAAATGCTATCGAAAAATGCACAAAACATTTAGTCACAGAATATAATGCAAAAGCAACCGACTATAAAATTGTAGTTATTGCGGAAAAAACAAAAATATTGGCTAGAGATAAACTATTGATTAGGGAGATTTATAACTATATCGCATTGATATTATACAAAATTTATATGTACTACAATACTTATTATCCATTACCTGAAGAAACCAAAGCCGATAAATATTTTAAAAGCTATTTGCCATTAAATGCAAGACATAGTAATTATCAACTTTATGTTGAATTAAAACGATGTTTGCGAATATTATTTGATGTGAAATTGTTTGGTAAATCTCAGGAAGAGCAAAACAAAATATTGGCGAATATTATTAAAACATTATTCGTACAACACACGGTTTTAGTCAAATATTTATTGAAAGACCAGAATGAAAAATTAGTGCGTAAAAATGCCTTTAATTTGAAAAATCATCTGGAAAAAACCGACATTAAAAACTATGGCAATCCGCATTATTCTTTAGCATCTTATTTTGATTTTTTTGAAGATCCGATATACAACAAAGATAGTTATGAACAAACACACGATTGGTTTGAATATAAAGGAATAGATGCGAATTCGACCAAGATGAAGATTAAAGATAATATTATTTTGGTAGAATTTCGACAATTTCCAAGATTATTGATGAATTATGTCGCAAGTGTATTAGATGAAGAAGACCGTGCAAAAATTACCCAAATAGCGGGACCATTAACTTTTAAAATCTTGGAAAAATTCATTCGCAAATATGACCGAGCACGTAAATTGAAAACGGCGGACTTTTCAAAACCGATTATTTCGATAACTGATGGTACGGATTTAGAAAAAGATGTGGAAGAAGAATTGCAAAAAGAAATGCTCGAGCATAGACCTGAGCCAGTTTTAAAATTAAAGCCTAAGAAAGCTCTATCTATCAAATCAAAGTCGAAGAAAACCCGAAAATTCAATAAAAAAGTATTACAAAAGCAGATGGAAAAACAAAAGAAAAATAAAACGGCGAAACGTTCTCAAAAACAATATTCGAAACGCTCTTAAAAAATTGAACTATATTATCAATAACTTATTTATTGATAATAAATATTTATTCTAATCATTTTATACAATTGTAACAACAAATGAACTTTTATTCCGATGAGATTGTGAATAAAATCGTAGATGGCGACCTTGAACAAATTTCGACGAAAATGGAAGAATTCTACCAAAAAATATTCGAATTGTTTTATGGTTATTCCTATCGGGTAATATGTCCAAATTATGTATTCACATTACTAACTGACTTGCGGAATAAAGTTGTATTTCGATGTATAGACACGGATTTCAATATAGAAAACTGCCCCTCAATGTTGATTTATCATAAACATTACGACAAAACGACCGATGAACTCGCCTATTACATTTTAATGATCTGCACAAAACCCAAATTCAAGAAATATGGATATGCATCCAAAATGTTAGACGATTTTATTCAGCATATTAAACGGACACACGAGCAAGCGGAGCATAAATTTAAAAACATTAAAGTTATTTTGAGTTCAGTAGAAAGCGCAGTGACATTTTACGAAACATATGGATTTAGATGGACCAGAGAGCCAATAACTAATCACAAAATATTAATGCGATATGAAAAATATGATGCTGAAAAGGAATATTTCATTTTAGAACTGAGTTTAAACACATAATTAAATATACAATTATTTATTATATGACCGCTAAACCAGACTATATAAATAGTTTAACCATTTTTTGTTTTTGGACGGGGTCGAATGCAATGTCGGATAGTCGTATACAATGTTTGAATGATTTAAAAAATATGAGTGAATGTGATGTTGTATTAGTAACACCAGAAACATTAGATGAATATATTTTACCAGATCATCCATTGCATCAGTCATATACATACTTATCTGAAACCCATAAATCTGATTATTTGCGCACATATTTTATGCATTTTTACGGAGGAGGATATAGTGATATAAAAACGCCATCGGCCAGTTGGGTAAATGCATTTCATGATATGCAAAATAATCCACATTGTTATGTTAATGGATATCATGAAGGAGGACCCTCTTGTATTGCTAATCCAGATGCAGTACATCTCTGGCAAGAATTAGTAGGAAATGGAGCGTATATTGTTAGACCAAATACTGAATTTACGCAAAAATGGTATGGCTCCATGTTAGCATTTTTAGATACAAAATTGGAAGAACTTAGACAAAATCCATCTACTTATCCGCAAACACAAAAAGGTGATGGAACTAATTATCCATTAGAATGGAATGAAATGCTAGGGCGCATTTTTCACAAGGTATCAGTCGATTATATTCCAAATATGTTATATTCTGTACCACTTCCATATTTATGGAATTATCGGTAATTCTTGATGACCAAATGCGTCGTATTAATTTCACTTCCGACCCGACCGGAATGCAACTTAAACCGGTATTTTTTATCATATTCATCAACCACATAATCTCGATACAAATCCATAATGAAATCGGTTTTGCCAATAATCATTAGGCATCGGATTTGGGTTTCCTTAAAACATTTTGCCAATACCTCGTGCTCTGGTCTGCCGAATTTGCAATATCCATAATCGGTGAATTCACTATCATATGGCGGGTCCAAGAACATGAAATTTTGCTGACTATTATATTCGGCAAATATTTGTTCAAACCCTGTTTTCAAAACCGTCGTTCTTGCCAATAATTCAGTATATTTGGGGTTTTGCGTATCTTCGAAATTGACTGTTTTGTATTTACCAAAAGGAATATTGAATTTGCCACTTTTATTGTATCGCAACATTCCACGATAACATGTTTTGCGTAAATAATAGAACCGTTTTGCATTATCTAGGGGAGTTTCGACAACCATTTCATCGCGAACGCGGTAATATTCGGCCTCTTCGTTTGGATGCGCTGCCATAAATTCACCGATAGCTGGGGAGTGTCCTTGGCCTACAGACTGATACAAATCAGTGAGTTCAGTATGTACATCGGAAATCACCGCTTTTTTCGGAGATAAATGGAAGAATAATGCACCGCCGCCGATAAATGGTTCCAAATAAGTGTCATAATCAGTGGGGATATATTTAGCAAAAGTCTTGATTTCGTCAGATTTTCCTCCAGACCATTTGACCAAGGGTTTGAGTGACATTGTAATATATTTGATGGGTTAGTATAATATATTTGATATTTATTATATGTTTATCTCATTTATTAACATTTGATTAATACTATCAATTTTCTCACATAACGTAGCAAATAATATATTTATGTTAACAAAGCAATATAAATATATTATCGAATTTTATAGATATAGCGTAATTACCGCAATGCCAGGACTTCAAAAAACGGCAAAATATTCGGCCGAACAATCTGATGTTTTGGCAAAATTATTAGATATTTTGAATTATAACCAAGATTTGACATTTTTATTGTCTGATTTGGATGAAAATCAAGAATTACAGGAGAAAATCTTGGCTTTGGGTGAAGATATTCGCAAATATTATCCGGCAAGTTCTTGTATTGGGGTCAATGGGCGGGATTGTAAACGCCAATATTTGAGCATTATTCGGTTTATTTTGAAACACCACGGCAAAGAATTATATTCTAATGACCATACTTTGAAGTTGAGCGAAAAACAGTATCGGAAGACGAAAAAGTATAAAATTATAATTTAAGGGAACCGCGGTTTAAGGGAACCGCGGTTTAAGGGAACCGCGGTTTAAGGAAACCTACGGTTCCCTTAAGATCCCTCCCTTTCACAATCCCTCCCTTAAGACCCCTCCCTTAAAATCCCTCCCTTTCACAATCCCTCCCTTAAGATCCCTCTATTAACCTTATCATACCACTGTGCAGCAAATGATACATAGCGCTCAATGTAACTGACTAATTGTTTTTTTATACGTAGAATAATCATTTTTATTGATACATTCATTCATAATCACTATTATATTATTTTTATTATTTTCATCTAAATTATTATTGTATAATTTTGCAATAACATTATTTGGATGTAATGTTTCACAAATCATATTATTGGCTTTGATTTTAGAATGTGTTTCCATTAATACATTATATAAAATTTCGCCATTATATTTTATTTTATGCACATTTTCAAAGTTTCCAACAAATTTATCTGCCTCTATCATTTTTCCATTATAAAACACCTGATGTTTTTTACTCATTACTGTTTTTTCACTAGGATAATTTAATCCTAACGCATTTGGCTTAAAACAAATTAAATACTTATCGAGAGTAATCGTTTTTGTAATTCCGATAATTGGACTATTGCGTATAGTATGTATTTTTGGGTTAATTTTATTTATCGCAATAATGCCTTGGTCAGTTTCAATCTGGGTATTTGCTCTGAAACAAATATCCGAAATTGGTTCTGGTTCTGGTTCTAGTGAAATACGATAAATTGTACCACTACTTATTAATGATATATACAAATTAGTATTATATGTCTCTAAAAATAAAAGTGCATCCTCAAACCCAACCCAATTCGGATTGGCAATAGAACCATCTGCTAAATTGATTTGACTAATTGTACCATAACCATAATTTGCAACATACATATATGTATTATATATTGCTAACCCCGACGGACCACCTAATCCAGTTGCCCAATCGGCATTTGCAATAGAACCATCTGCTAAATTTATTTGACTAATTGTATTAGTACCAAAATTTGATACATACATATATGAACCATTAATTAATAAATCAAATGGTCCACTTAATCCAGTTGCCCAGCTAGCATCTACAATCGAACCATCTGCTAAACTTACTTTACTAATTTTTACATCAGGTGTTCCTCCTCCTTCTCCCGTAATAAAACCTATATTTGCGACATATATATATGAACCATCTATTGCTAAACCAGCTAAGGCTGAATTAAATCCAGTTGCCCAATTTAAATCGACGGAAGCATCGGCTAAATTTATTTTACTAATCGTATTTCCACTAATATCACCTTCACTGTTGTCATACCCAGAATTTGCAACATACATATATGAACCATCAATTGCTAATCCCAATGGTCCATTAAATCCAGTTGCCCAGCTGGCATCTATAATTGAACCATCTGCTAAATTCAATTTACTAATTGCACCATTACTAATTTCACCAAAACTAGAATTCGCGACATACATATATGAAGCATCATATACTACCATACCCGTTGGACCATTTAATCCTGATGCCCAAATGGAGCTACTAAGTAAAGACTTTCCCGAATTTACAGATAACTTATCACGGATCAAAAATCTTTCTAAAAAAGACATTATGTAAATATATTATATATTTACATAATTTTTATTTTTACCGATTATTCATCTAATAACATCAATGCCATCGCTGCATAATTATGCAAATCGAGTAATGTATCCCGAATACCTTCATCCGATACCAAATTCACTCCATTTTTAGTGATAGATAGTGACCGTTGTATTTTATCTTCAATACGCATCAAAACACCAATCACGCCATATTTTGCAAATGCATCACCATAATCCGCATTTTTTCGAGTGAATAGTTCCAAGGCAGTACCTTGTACCTTTTTCATTTGCTCAACTCTGTCTATTTTAGTGCCGTCCATTTTAATGCAGTCCATTTTAGTGCCGTCCATTTTAATGCAGTCCATTTTTATAATGATATAATCAATACATTTTATATCATTTTACACGTATATCGAGTAATACTAACAAGACAATCATATGTAAAGGATGGGGTCATAGGACCACATAGTGACATGGGTTCCCCTAAAAGGAGGGGTCATAGGGGAACTATTAGTTCCCCTATCATCGGAAAAAATGGTTTGATCGCTTCTGCACAAGCCAATGCAACCTCTCGATGTTCTTTTTGTGTTCCATTTCCACTACGTAATTGAATATAATGCACCCAAGATCTCAATGTTCCATTCATATATAATCGCGAAACAGTGAGACCTTCAGGTAATACAGCTCTCGCCTGTTCTTTTGCAATACCGTGGTTCAAAGCCAAATTATATGCCTTGGTCGTTTGTTCAGCAATGTCGGTTTGTATCTTTGCCCAAAGTTCTTGTAATTCGGCATCTTCGGACAAAATACTATTTTGCCTATTTTTGTTATCTTGGGTGCGGGCTTCTCGGCATTTTACTCCCAAATCTGCAACCGCATATCTTTGCGAGAATTCTTGGAATGAAAAAGAACGATGACGCAATATTTGCCGGGCAATATCACGGGTCGTTTCAATCTCTAAACATATACTCACCATTTCCAATGGCGACCAATGATCATTTTTTATAAGATAATGAATGAGTTTTTCATTTGTTTTTGTATTATTTTGATTGGCGGGGTTTGAAACGCGGGCACAATAAGCGACCAGATCTTGTAGAGTTTGTACAGTATGCACTGTGTTTTGTTCAGGTAAATCAGTATTGATTGGGGGGGGCTGTGAATAACTAATTAATCTGGCTATCATTATTGTGAATGATTATGAATGATTGTGAATAATATTTTTTGTGATTTATCTTTATATCTTTATTTTTCACACTTTACACTCAAATATTATGGTTGGCAAACAATGGCATTCAATTTATCATATGCTTCTTCTGATTTTTTCTCCGCTTCAATCAATAAATTTAAAATCTCGATTATTTGTGCGTCGCCCGGATTTTCTTTTAAATTGTGCTTCAGCCAATAGATACAATCGTTCATAGCATTATTTTTATTACCTAATTCGTTAAACGCTTTATTTAAGAAATCTTTGGACTTTTCTGTTGGATCCATTTTTGATGTTGTATGAGTAGTCGGTCAAATAAAACGTCGGGTTGGTTGAATACTAATTATATTTTAGTAAAAAGACTTTTCAATTTTATTAACCTTCATAATACCGAATAAAATCCTACGGATTTATTGGTATTACTTGATATTTTATGACTAAGCGCAGTAAGTGGTCATAAAATATTGAAGGTATACATCTATCGTACTGCAAATGACACATGTGTCATTTGCGGTACGATAAAGGTTAAGGGAACCTATCAAGGGAACCGTAGGTTCCCTTAAAATTGATTATCAGTTCAATGCCCGCATTAATGCTATATAAAATATTTTCATATTCTAGAACGAATTTAGGCAAAAAATAAAATGGGAAAATGTGAATTTGAAAATTGTACGAAAAGATGTTATTTTGGGTTTAGTAATGATAAATTGGCAAAGTTTTGTGCAGAGCATAAATTGGATGGAATGGTCAATGTAATTGATCGACTTTGTGAAACAATTGGTTGTAAAAAAAGAGCAGGCTTCAATTATTTAGGCGAAACCAAAAAAAGATTTTGTAATGAACATCGATTAGAAAATATGGTTAATGTGTCGAATAAACGTTGTCATAGTATTGAGTGCACTACATTTCCAATTTATAATATGCCTCACCAAAAAAGTGGAAAATATTGTTTAGTGCATAAATTGGATGGGATGGTAAATGTAGTTTCCAAAAATTGTTTGCACGAAAACTGCATCATTATTCCGCAATATAATTTTACTGGAATGAAAAAAGGTATTTATTGCTCCACACATAAATTGGAAGGAATGATTGATGTAAAACATAAACGTTGCGAGCAAGATGAATGTTCATTATCACCTTCATACTGTTATATAACTGATACACAGCCAAGATATTGCTCTACTCATAAATTGAATGGAATGATTGATACCAAACATCCAAAATGTATTTATTTAGATTGCAATAAAGTTCCATCATTTGGAACTAGTAATGGAAAACCATTATATTGCTTGGAACATAAACTTTTAGATAGTTTTGATGTTTCGCATAAATTATGTGAATTTTCGAATTGTATTATTCGACCTATATACAATTATTTAGGAATAAAAGGTGGGCGATATTGTGCAGAGCATAAATTACATGGAATGGTTGATATCAATTATGCCAAATGTACTTCGGAATGGTGCCAAGATTTAGGCCAATATTTGAAAAATGATGGATATTGTATGCATTGTTATATTCATTTATTCCCCGATAAACCAGTTGTCCGAAATTATAAAACAAAAGAACGAGCGGTGGTTGAGTATGTACAAAATGAATTTCCGAATGTTTCTTGGATATCTGACCGAAAAATATACGATGGATGTTCTCGGCGTCGCCCTGATTTATTCTTAGATTTAGGAAACCATATTATTATTGTGGAAATCGATGAAAATCAACACGACCGATATGATTGTAGTTGTGAAAATAAACGAATAATGCAGATTTCCCAAGATGTTGGCCATAGAAATATTGTATTTATAAGATTTAATCCAGACGAATATTTAGACAAAAATGGGTCTGTAATAAAATCATGTTGGAAATTAAATAAACAGGGTATTATTTGTATAGGTCCAAATGTTTCCAATCAAAATTTATGGATGGAACGTTTAGGAGTTTTAAAAGAACAAATCCAATATTGGATTGATAATTCTTCAGATAAAATGGTTGAAATTGTACAATTATTTTATGATGCTAATATGTAGTAGAAATTTATAAATTGATATTTCGGTAAAATTAAAAATATTATTTTTAATTTTATTTAATTGCATTTACTGCAAATTATTTTCTCAAGAAAGAATATAAAAAGTTATTACCATGGCAGGAGCCCTCATGCAATTGGTCGCCTATGGCGCACAAGACGTTTTCCTCACGGGCACGCCCGAGATCACTTTCTGGAAGGTTTCGTACCGCAGACACACAAACTTTGCTATGGAGAGCATTGAGCAGACATTCTCTGGGCAGGCTGACTTTGGTCGCCGTGTTACGTGCACAATCAGCCGAAATGGTGACTTGTGCTACCGCACGTACCTCCAGGTCACACTCCCTGAGATCAATCAGCAGATGAAGGCTCAGGGCCGTGGAGATGGAGTTTACGCCCGTTGGCTCGACTTCATTGGCGAGCAGCTCATTGCTCAGGTTGAGGTTGAGATTGGTGGCCAGCGCATAGATCGCCAGTATGGTGATTGGATGCACATCTGGAACCAGGTTACCATGACCTCTGAGCAGCAGCGCGGATACTGGAAGATGATTGGCAACACAACGGCTTTGACTTACATCACTGACCCCACGTTCGCCAACGTCTCTGGTCCTTGCTCTGCTGCCGGTGGGCCTTCCCAGGTTTGCGCTCCCCGCAATGCTTTACCTGAGACCACCCTCTACATTCCCCTCCTCTTCTGGTTTTGCCGCAACCCGGGGCTTGCATTGCCCTTGATTGCTCTCCAATACCACGAAGTTAAGATCAACATCGATTTCCGCCCCATTGGTGAGTGCCTCTGGGCAGTCAACCAGCTTTCTGGTACATCTGGCAGTCAGTCAGTCTCTGCTGCTTACCAGCAGTCTCTCGTTGCCGCGTCCCTCTACATCGACTACATTTTCCTCGATACGGATGAGCGCAGAAAGATGGCACAGAACCCCCATGAGTACTTGATTGAGCAGCTCCAGTTCACTGGTGATGAGTCGGTCGGTTCTTCTTCCAACAAGATCAAGCTCAACTTCAACCACCCTTGCAAGGAGCTTATCTGGGTTGTTCAGCCCGATGCCAACGTCGACTATTGCTCGTCTTTGGAGGGAGGCCAGACCTTGTACAAGACCCTTGGTGCTCAGCCCTTCAACTACACCGATGCCATTGATGCGCTCCCCAACGCCATCCATGCATTCGGTGGACCCGCTGAGACCTCTGGCTCTGGTGCATTCATCACGTCTGCTGGACTTTTCCAGGACCCGGGTGCCATGGACGGTGCCAACCAGGGAGAGTGGCCCAGCCCATTTGCTCCCCAGGGAGACGTCACATCGGGCAGCTATGTCTCCGATGCCGGCACATTCGTTTTGGCGGAGACTGCCCTTGACATGCACTGCTGGGGAGAGAACCCCGTCGTGACTGCCAAACTCCAGCTTAACGGCCAGGACCGTTTCTCTGAGCGTGAGGGGTCTTACTTCGACGTTGTCCAGCCCTACCAGCACCACACCCGCAACCCGGACACTGGCATCAACGTCTACTCGTTCGCCTTGAGACCCGAAGAGCACCAGCCTTCTGGCAGCTGCAATTTTTCGAGAATAGATAATGCCGTCCTTCAGTTGGTTCTTTCGTCCGCCACGGTCGCCGGAACTGCCACTGCCAAGGTCCGTGTCTATGCCGTCAATTACAACGTCCTCAGAGTGATGAGTGGCATGGCAGGCGTCGCGTACAGTAATTAAGCGAATTAAACTCATTTTTAAATTAATTCGAACAATGATATAAAGAAATCGATATTATATAAAATATAATATGGATAATACTATGTTTCCTGCACTTGCAACAGACGTACCGGACACTTACGTAATTGAAATGCGCCCAGAATATTCAGTTAATTCTGAATTAAACTGTCAAAATATTAAATTTGGAGATCGTACATATTTTGTTAATTTTGAAGATTTTTCAACTATATTAAATTGTAAAAAACGATTTCATTTTCAAAATTCTACCGATGATTATCCATCATATTTATTAAATTATAAAAGATATTCATTTTTGAATTTTTTATATAAATCCTCAGAAGAAGACGTATGTTTTCATTTTATAAATGGAAATAAGTATGATTTGAGAAGATGTAATGTAAAATTATTCCATAAAATGCATAATAAAATAATAGAACAACACGATGTTTTGGAATATATTGAAGGACATTATCCAACTTTAGGTGTAGATGCATATTGTATGAAAAATCCAATGTGGGTAATAAACGAAATAGATAGTGATGGAAATGCACAAGAAATTATATTAATGTACTGTGAAATAGATACAATATGCAAAATCTGTCCAAAATCATATGAAAAAATACTACAATTTGAGAAAAATGTCGGGCGTCATTTAACTTGGTATTTATCTCCAAATGGATATATTTCAACACACGATCCAATTACAAAAAAAGGATTATATATACATCAAATTATTATGGAATTTTATGGAAATGGTCAAGGAACTAAGAACATTAGTGTAGACCATATTGACCGTAATCCATTAAATAATGCATTTAATAATTTGCGTTTAGCTAATCGTAAAGAACAAGAACAAAATTCTAAAGGAATTGCACCAAATACAAAACGTGAGCGCCAATCAAATGCGAGAGATTTACCGGACGGGATTGAACATACAATGCTACGTAAATATGTAGTATATTATCATAGTGTATATGATAAATCAAATAATAAATCTCGTGAATATTTTCGAGTAGATGGTCATCCAAAATTAGATAAACCTTGGGAAAGTAGTAAATCGGGTCAAGTATCTATATTAGATAAATTAGCACAAGCAAATAAAGTCGTAGATGATTTAGAACTTGATATATATCCGCAAACATATCAAGAATTTAAAACTCTTCCAAAATATTTCTCTTTGATACAATTTCGAGAAAAACCACATTTAGTTTATGAAAGATATGATGCGAATAAAAAACGACAAAATTTGAAGATGGTTTTACCAAAAGATTATGTTTTGCAAGAACAAATTGAGATTTTAACTGAAAAAATTAAAGTAAAATATCCGGAACATACCTTTAATCAAGATATCTAAATCGGTTCAATTTTCATAGTATTTTTCAATTTGTCTTTTCGGTTCAAATAGGCGGTTCGCCGATATTCTTTCAATTTATCGGGATTTTCTTCGGCCATTTTCTTCAATCGTTGTTTTGCTTTTTCATTTACAACGTCCTTGTGTTCTTCATAATATTTTTTGCGACTGTCATCATTTTTTTTCAGTTTTTCAAGGAGTTCTTTATTTTCATTTCGTAATTGGGTATTTTCTTCTTCTAGTTGTTGTAGTCGAATTTGTAATTCGTTCATTTTATTATTATAACGATTGATATCTTTATAACATTATACCAAATAATTTTGACCAAATAATTTTGAATGATAATTTTGAATGATAAAATTGACATGTTTTTTTTGCAATATATTAAATAGTATTCACCTTTTATTTACTATCAATATAATAGCACTATGGAAACAATATTTGGAGACAATTTTCAACCACTCAAACGTGGAGAATATGTTACTATCGAAGAAATTATGGAAGCAAAAGATTGTCATAAAAAGACAACAAAAATGAAAAAATCGATATCTTGGCCACCCTTATTGGTATCATCTGTTTTCGAGACTTGGTCGTCAGAAGAATACGACCGAACTAAAATTAAAGTAGATTATATGTCTTTAATGGTAAAACAGGAAAAATATGATATGTTTGGCCCATGTTACGAAGGTCAACTCGATGTACAAATTGATTTTGGAATTGCTGATGGTGAATATATGGATAAGGCAATTAAACCGGAAATTCAAATACAACAAACAGACCAAATGTTTAAGATGGCGCCCATTCGACGTACAAAATCATATAATTCTGGATTGGCTGATTTTGAAATTGAAAATTACTTTTAACATTTATCATACTACTGCGCAGTAGTACGATAAATATATACTAATCATTTCATAGTAAATCCTACGGATTTTATTTGGTATTATAAAGGTTAACCAATGATATTTCATTAATATTCAACAAAAACTCATATAAAAAATCGAATTGTACAGTTAATATCCAAACTATAAAAATAATAAATGTCGGCATCTTATCATTCAAATCGTATTAATACACAAAATGACTTATTAATGGCCAATTTAATGGATTTTTACAATAATGACCGAACGCATTTATTCAAAATGATGCGAATTATTAATGGCGAATCCAAGATATCTTTGAGAATAGTGGATTGGTTTGTCACAAATTATGCCAAGAAATATTACACTATTTATGAATTACCAAATAATACAAATAATACTAGTACAGATGTTATCCGGTTCAAAGTTTACAATGATTACAAATTGAAACTCAAGGCATATTCTAAAAAGCGGTTCGACCCTTTTTGCCGATGGGAACGAATTTCGGTTCCTTATGATAATGAAAATTTCATGGAAACAACTATTGGTCAATTAAATTTTTTTAAATGGGCGATTGAAAACCGCATTATTAACTATATTGAAGATAATTATGAGAGCATTGAAATCGATATGAATGAACGAAATAGTATTTCTAAACGTAAACAAAGTTTAGAAAACCAAGAAGAATTGGAAAATATTTCAATTTCCAGTTTAGATAATAGTAAAACACGCAAGAAACGTGAAGAATTGTCGATATCCGCGTGTAAATGCATTAAAAAAGAGACGGTTAAAATTGTGGTGAAGTTTCATTAAGGGAACCTACGGTTCCCCTAAGACCCCTCCCTTATCAAGAGAACCTACGGACAACTTTGCGCTACGCAGTGCAGACCTAAGACCCCTCACTTATCAAGGAAAAGTACAGTTGTTTGAAACATGACACCAGTTATTTCAACCATAAAATTGCAAAAAGGTAAATATCGCCGTAATTGTCGATACATTATATTATGCTAAGTATAATATAATTTATGATAAACGATTAGATAAATGTCTTAGGGGAACCTACGGTTCCCTTAACCCTTAATTATAGAAGTAGGGAGGGATTTTAAGGGAACCTACGGTTCCCTTAACCCTTAACCCTTAACGCAGTCCATAGGATGACCTAAATAGGTATGATGGTCAGTAGCATTTTTGCGTAAAAACGAAAACTGGTCAGCACATTTTGGGTCTTCGCACATTTGGTCACTACACTCATGTATTGCTCCATATTCATCTTCAAACATTTCAACACAAGAATGCACATATCCCATAAATTCTGGTGGTAAATGTGGAACCGTATCTTGATTATGGGTAAAACGCCATAATGTTTGTTCAACCGCATTCACATATTTTGCGTATTTGACATCACCTATTCTTGGCTGTCCAAAATTATAAATAGTACTTTTAATAGATGCTTTTCGCAATTCCATTGATATCATTTGTCCAATAGCTGCTCCCAATGAATGACCGGTAGTTACCACATTACTATATCCATATGTATCCATCAATTTCCGAACAGATAAAATTGTATCTGACTTTAGTCCATTAGTAGCTTTATAAAATCCCTTATGTACTTTGCAGTCACAATCTGGAAATGTATCATATGGGACTTTAACGACTTCGGCATCATCTATCCAATTTAGCAAAGATGACGACCCTCGAAATGCCACATAAACCGTTTTTTCGGAATGCAAAACACCCGTAAATCCTTGCAAATCTGTTGCTGGGTCATACAAAACATCGGCGACTTCAAATCCTTCGGCTGGACCGGTCAATTTCATTGTTTTATATGCATCCATTCCACAATATGCCGCACCACTTAACCAAACTGTAATATTCGATTGATTAAGGTCAAATACAGGGTCAAATACCATATGTGTAGTTTGACTACATCCTTTGTGGATAAACAAATTAAATAATAATCCTGATGCTAATATAAATAATTTTGTAAATTGTATTTTCATTAGTGATTTTTTTTGTGCAACTAATAAACCTTATATATTATATAATGCATACTTTATTATTTTTTGCTCCATTATTAGTTTTGACTTTAGGATTTGACTGGACAGTCGGACTGCATGGAAGTAAATTAAGAGGTAAATGCACAGGTATTTTGGACAATCTATCTAATGGTCTTATCAATACATTTAGGTCTACTGTTGACACAGAATGCCCCGCGGTTCCTGCAGTTCCTGGAGATCGTAGACAAGATAAAACGACTATTCGATTAGTCCAATATAATGTGGAATGGTTATTCTTGGACTATTATGCTAATGCAGATTGTCCAGGAGACCATTGTCCTTGGACAACAGAGGCCGCTGCTCAAACACATATGCAATATGTGAGTGAAGTGGTAAAATCTTTGGACCCGGATATTATGAATTTATGTGAAGTCGAAGGATGTGATGAACTTAATACGCTAATCAGTGAATTGACTACGGACCAGACTAGTACTACTAGTAGTCCATTATATAAACCATATTTGATAAAGGGAACCGATACAAGCACTGGACAAAATGTTGGACTACTGACCAAGATTGACCCCATTAAAAATCTGTATCGGACAGAAGAACGCGCAAATTATCCTATTCCTGGGTCTAAATGTGGATATACTGGAGCACCGGGTACGTCGGGTGTCAGCAAACATTATATCAGCGAATTCATGTTGGGAGAAATTCCCGTTGTTATGATTGGTTTGCATTTCTTGGCATATCCGACAGATACTACTCGGTGTGCAGAACGAGAAGCCCAAGCACAAGTTATTCAGAATGTTATCGCTAAATATTGGTCAAACAATTATGAAATTGTTGTTTTGGGTGATTTCAACGATTTTGACGGAGAAGTCTTGGATGCGAACAAAAATATGCCGATTTCGCAAGTCTTGGACATCGTGAAAGGAAAGTCGGGACAAATGGCCGGTCAATATGAATTAACGAGTGTTGCCAGTAAAATAATACAGTCAGAGAGATATAGTGATTGGTGGGATGAAAATGGAAATTGTGCATCGACCACTAGCGAATTTTCAATGATAGACCATATCTTGGTAAGTCAAACTATCCAAGAGCATATCGTGGATAGTTTTATTTATAAAGGATACTCCGAGTTTTGCGGAACATATAATTCTGACCATTATCCGGTCGTAGTTGATTTTGCTATATAAGATTTTTATTTCATTGGATATTGTCTCTGGTCATTATGAACAACTAAATTGGCTGGCATAATTAAAGGGACTTTGGTCATAATCGCCAAACTATTAATTTGTTTGAGTTCAGGGTGTACTGGTGCTTGAGGCGATACCAAATTGGTCGAACCAATGCCGAATAAAAACGATTCGATATCTTTGGGATTTCCAGACAATTCGGTGTCTGGAAGACGGCCTTGGACAAGACCATCTCCGGCTAATAGCGTGGGACTTGCAAATGCATATTCTTTATATGTGCAGTAGGATGATTGTTTTCCATAGGACCATTCTTCTAAACAATAATTTCCGGGTGTATTGCGACTTCGTGTAGATGCCATTATATTATATATTATATAATATTAAGGGAACAAGGGAACCGTAGGTCATTTCATAGTCTTAAGATCCCTCCCTAATTAATGGAACCATAGGTTCCCTCAAGATCCTTCTCTATTTAAGGTAACCTACTAAATAACTAGTTTACTTTAAAATTAATAAATAGTCTTTATAAAAAAAATATTTATAGGTTCCCTTGATTAGGGAGGGATATTGAGGGAGGGATCTTAAGACTATGAAATGACCGTAGGTTCCCTTAATCCCTTGATTACGTCAATTTTTTGCGCAAACAAGTAAACCACTCATTCGTCTCATCAAATTCATCCGGTTTCTCAATATAACAGCATACACAGCAGTGGAAAAGAGCCATATAATCATATGAATACAATACAGAAAGACCGATATTTCTGTCTAAAGAAAGCATTTTAGACGCGGCTAAACTATATAATTCTTGAAACAACGTATTATCCTTGGTTTGTACATAAACATAGTCTAGTGCATCTATACTGGCTTGTTCATTATAGTCGAGCTCATCGCGAGTAATAATATCAATATCATCATCTTCATCTGTTATCGGTGTTGATCCATTATTTTTATTATCTTCGTCTTCATCCGAAAATCGCATACAGAATAAATAACGCAGCCAAGCCCGATATTCAAAATCATTTGTATAATGAATAACTTTTTCAGACAAATTATATGGAATTTTATGACTATTCGCTAAAGTTTTATGACTATTCGCTAAAGTCGCCATTTTATACTAAATTTACTATTTGCTAAATAATATTATTGACATTAATATTATTTAAATCATTTACCAAAACTTAAACAAAGTCGTTTGCTTGGCCGTTTTATTGCGACGACGAGAAGTACGTTTTCCTGATTTTTTGGCTGATTTTCGGCGTCGGCCACCTTTATGCATAACTGCACCTGCACGAACCATATTAGAATGGTTTGGATTGTGTATTAGATTATGAGAACCTCCTTTCATTTGAGTTATATACTATGTAAAGATAGTATTCGATAATAACAGTAATAATCTGATAATTTCTCTCCTTAATTATTTCCCATATTTCTAGTCGTAGCTCCTCCTCTAATCCATCCATCCATTGCACTCTCTTCCACCGTATGTTTGGTATTTGTAACTTGTTCATTCATCTTATCATTTGTTGGATATAATGTAAATCCCATAAAACTCTGCGACATAACGGTTGATACACTCTTTTTATCGGTCACAGTTTCACCCTCTTTCAAACGCAATTCCAACGTCGGGTCACATGACCCTCTTCCTAAAAAGGGCACAGTGGCAAACGGGCGTTGCAATAAGCTCAAACGTCCTAAAGAACGCTCCTGTTCCGTTTTTAATAATAATACGGAGTCCACGTCTATATTTCCTCCGCCAACACCACTCCCCATAAATGAACCATTTGGCATAATTGCCGGTTGAGATGTGGCAAACTGAATTTGCGTATCAGATGGAAATTCGCTAAAGTAATTTGTTGTGGTATAATTTGTATACCGTGTATTTTGCATAGTACGTTGTGTTTCACAAGTAGCATCATCCTCTATTCGGTCCACATTATAAAATGAATAATTTTTGACAGTTACTGACATGGCTTTTTATTATATAATAATATATTTTATTATGATGAACTTACTATTATAGATATTATTTCTACTAATACATATTATATCTAGGGTTATTTTGATTTAATGCAAACATATTTCCTTCCTTTGCAGATACCATAGTTCCGTAACAAAAATCGGCAAATGCTGCCTGGTCATTCGGAATTGTAGTACTTGCAGTCGAAAAAAATGGTCTCATCGAACGCTCAAATTCTAAATCATCACCTAAATCACCAAACAGTTTATTTGCAATATCTGGTTGCCCAGGATTTGCTTCAATAACCATTTTTTTAGCTTGTTTTAAAATCTCATCTTCAACTGGTTGTAAATATGTTGGCGGTGCGGGTTTTTTCTTAGGATTATAGTCATAATCAGTTAATAATACATTCCCCATTGGATTTTGCGGAATGGGTTCTACAAATACTTCCGGGCCATTCAATGTAGGAATAGTCATAGTTTCACCGATATTTGGGTCAATATATGGACTAGGTCTTTTAGACCCTAAACTATGCATTTTAGGATCATTTTTACCACGACCCCCACCTCTAAATTCGGAGGCACTTGCACTATCTCCAGCATCAAATGTATTTGCTTCAATGTCCGATGTATTTTGATGCACAAATCCTTCTATTGCATTTATATGTTGTTGCTTTTTAAGTCGTGTTTCTAATGATTGAGTATGTGAAAAATGCAAGATTACAATTGCCAATAATGTAACTGCTGAAATTGCCAAAAGACGTGTGCTATGTGTATATAAAAAAGTAATAATAGTTAATACTAAAACAGACCGTGTAACTGCATTTAATTTTTGCTCATATGTCATCGTTTCGACTGGAAAAAATTCAAATACATAGGGTTGTTTAAATAAAATATTAGGGTCTTGTACCCAAAATGGTATAGGTTTTGGCCGTCGTTTAATGCGAACATCAGTATTCATTCCTGATGATAATGGAGTTTCTTGGGTTATCGAATTACTATTTAAAGCGTCTAAATTATTTGTATTCTTATTTTTAGTATCGATATATTGGTCTGTTGAATTTATTTGTGAAAATGATTGTGCCATTATATATATTGTTTGTTATATATTTACTATAAATAGTTCGCATATAGTCAAGTATAATATGTGTATTTTCAATCATCTAAGGCCTGTTTCACTAGGCCTGTTTCACTAGGCCTGTTTCACTAGGCCTGTTTTACTAGGCCTGTTTCACTAAGGCCTGTTTCACTATGGGTGTAACACATTTTTTATCAATTTGAAACGTATCGCATTTTGTAGTTTGCGGTATTATTTGCAAAACGCATTTTGATTTTTCACCATAAATTGGTTCAGTACAACCTTTTTCTTTTTTATTTTTAAAAATTGTGTTTTTAACAGTTTTATTTTTGGCTAAAGGTATAGCACATCTTGCTCTAAAATGTTCATATCGTTCACGAACATCATTATACGATAATCCAGAATTTTTATGCAACATCGTATTGACTACTTCATGCAAATCATAAACATATTTAGAAAATGTTTGGCGATTTTGCATATGTTTCATTTTTAATGGCAATTTTTCAAAGTTTTTTCGCAAATTTTTCCTACATTTGCCGCAAGGTAAAACGCATTGCAAACTTATAATAAAATTGCGATAATTGCGTTTATCATCACATGTTGGTGATACGGGATAATTAAAACTCATAGTATGCAGTAAATGCCAAGTACTTGGACCCCATACAGTAGTTAACATACCATTATTACTCTCAAAATCTTTTTGGGTATAAGCACATTTTTCATGAGAATAATTATGAGCGCGCCGTTTTGTTTTAGCCGATTTATTCACATTCATTCTAAATATAATATAAACACTATAAATAATATTTTGATAATAAATTATCGGTTATTTTACACAAATAATATCTTATAAATATATAAAATGGCACCAAGTATTTTGACGATTTTGTATAATGATTATATTAGACCAAAAAAACGCGTATTTTTAATATTGACAATGGTTGTTATTTTTGGTGTTGCTGCATATTATGCTTATAAAATGTTTGCAAAACCATTATTAAGTGAGGGATTGGGTAATGGTTCAGATGTGGCCAATCATAATAATCGCCGTGATGTTGAGATTTATTTATTTTATGCTGATTGGTGTCCTCATTGCAAAAAAGCAAAACCTGAGTGGAATACATTTAAATCGTCATATGACGGTAAAGAAGTGAATGGATTTAAAATTAAATGTATTGGGGTGGATTGTACTGATGGAACGTCACCTTATATACAACAATATGAAGTCAATGGTTATCCTACGTTAGTATTAGTAAAAGAAGGTAATAAAATTGCATTCGATTCTAAAATCACGACTGATAATCTTACTACATTTGTAAATACTGTTTTGCAGTAATTATTGTAAAATTATTATGAATATTATTTTGATTTTTTAAAATCATAGTTTGAGAAATCAAAATCAAAATACTAGCATTCATTATTTATAAAATTATTTTTATTATTTATAAATTCACTGACATCATCATAATTACTTATTTTATCACAATAATTTTCGCTCAAATCTTGTTTTTTTGTTCGACTTATTAAATTTATATTATATTTAAAGTCATCATTTAAACTATTTGTAAATTTTGATTTACAATATTTTAATTGTTCTTCTTCTGATAATTGATTTAATTCATCATAATCTAATACTATTATTGGTTTTCCAAGTTTGATACAGTTTTGTTTTGACATTTTGAACCAAGTTAAAATATTATTTTTGTATTTTATGAATTCTTCAATATTAAATATTATTTTAATATTTGTACTATTATAATTATGCCATTGATTTGTAATTTTGGTTTTTTCTAATGAAATATACATGTCCAATAAATTTCTTTTAATAAAACAAATGGCAGATGATTTTAATAATAAATTATTATATTTATTTTCGTATAATTTATTATTAAAATCATATTTTTGCATATTATTATAATTATTATATTTAAAATGATTTGCAAAAATTTTATGTATAACATATTTTTCTGAAGAATTTTTCATTAATATATTAATTATATCAATTGGTGATGATGTTTCAAATTCTGGTAAATAATATTTGGTATTAATACGTATTTTATATGTACATCCTACAGCTTCATTATATAATTCTCTATTCACATTCATATTTGAAAATTTATGTAATAAATTATTTAAAATATGATTTGTGCCACTACGTTCAATTGATATACATGTAATTAGTTTAGTGGATGGTATATTAGTTGTCATACGTATATAATATTATAATATCATATAATTATATTTAATAATATGAATAATTACGACAACATTCCATTATATGTATTTTTTTATTGGGATGGTGGTTATGAAAAAATGCCAGAAATGATTAAATATATATTTGAACATAATTGTAAAATAAGTATTTTGTATAATTTTACGTTAATATTATTAACTGATAATAATATTACAAATTATATTAAATTACCTAAATTATATAATACATTAGCTCCAAATTTTAAAAGTGATATTATTCGATTTTCAATTTTACATAAATATGGTGGAATTTGGTTTGATACTGATGTGATTATTTTGAAAAATTTAAATAATGTATGGAAAGATTTTGTATTTAGCGATAAAGATATAATGTTGGAGGAAGAAATCGATCATAAAAATAAAGTTGGATGTGCATCTATTTTAATGCGTGCAAATACAAAATGTTCTAAATTTTGTTATGATTATATTAATTGTTTATTGGATGCTTATCCGCAAAATCAATTATTAAAATGGGATTTTTTAGGTCCAACTAATGTTAAATTGTTATGTTTAACTATGCCTGAATATATTATAGTAAATACATATGATCAAATTATAAATGGTTCAAATTTTATTTCATATGGAAATAATCCTGGAATAAATAAATCGGGTTGGTTATTATCTAATGAATTACAAGCTACTCAAAAAGCAAATGAAATATTTATAAATTCAAATTGTTCTTTTGTATTAACATGGACTATTTATAGAATAAATAATTTTGATAAAACTGATATTAATAATATTATTAATATGGTTTTTAATAATAATTGCTCTGTATTTTGTAATTTAATACAATTATCTTTGTCGCCTTTTTTTTTCTTAAATATAAATTTTCATAATAATATATTTATTGATAATGTACTTTTGAATTCTAACATGCTTAATATATTTTCAAATATAAATATACCAAGTTTAGATGAAATAATAATTAAAAATAATATACACGAGCAAAAATTACCAGAGCAACAGTTACGTGAGATACAATTACAAGAGCAAATATTACAAGAGCAAAAATTACAAGAGCAAAAATTACAAGAGCAAAAATTACAAGAGCAAAAATTACAAGAGCAAATATTACAAGAGCAAATATTACAAGAGCAAATATTACAAGAGCAAATATTACACGAGCAAAAATTACAAGAGCAAAAATTACAAGAGCAAATATTACAAGAGCAAATATTACACGAGCAAAAAATATACGAACAAAAATTATACGAACAAAAATTACAAGAGCAAAAATTACAAGAGCAAAAATTATACGAACAAAAATTATACGCGCAAAAATTACCAGAGCAACAGTTACATGAGATACAATTGCACGAGCAAAAATTACAAGAGCAAAAATTACACGAGCAAATATTACAAGAGCAAATATTACAAGAGCAAAAATTACACGAGCAAATATTACAAGAGCAAATATTACAAGAGCAAATATTACAAGAGCAAATATTACAAGAGCAAAAATTATACGAGAAAATATTACACGAGCAAAAATTACACGAGCAAAAATTACACGAGCAAAAATTACACGAGCAAAAATTACACGAGCAAAAAATATACGAACAAAAAATATACGAACAAAAATTACCAAAGCAACAGTTTCGTGCGATACAATTACACGAGAAACAGTTACGCACGAAAGAGATAAATAATAAAAAAATGCAAGTGATGATTAATTATTTTAAACATAAAAATGCAAATAAATTAAAAAATATATCACTGCAATCATATGATGTATAATTACATTATCGAAACATATTCACATATATAAGGGTATACACCTTTGAATATTTACACCAATGAACATTTAACCTTTATCGTACTACTACGAAGTGAAATGACACATGTGTAATTTACTGCGCAGTAGTACAATAGATGTATACCTTTAATATTTTATGACCACTGCGTGGTAAATGTTTGCTCGCAGAGCGAACATCCACTTACTGCGCTTAGTCATAAAATATCAAGTAATACCAATCATTTCATAGTAAATCCGTAGGATTTTATTTGGTATTATAAAAGTTAAGATACAAATCATTTTACACCTTTTCGCATTACTACGCAGTAAATGTTCATCGGTATAAATCATTTTACTATTTATGTAAAATGATTATCAATTATAAGACATATTTAAATTTTTTCTTACTATTTTAACTGGTGTTTTTACATTTCTTGTTAATTTAAGTTTATACACATTTAAATCGTTTTTTTATAATATTTTGAATTTATTTGGTCAATTTTAATAATTGAACCTGTTATTAAAGATAACTCATTCATATTATTTAAAAACTCAATTTGCGATTTTGATAAAATTTGCGTATAATCAGTCATTCCTGCATATTTTGAAATATGTTTTCCATGATATTGGGTATCTGAACAATATTCCTTAAATGAATTAAATTTATTAGTTAAATTATTCACGCTATTTATATTATTTTTATCATAAATTTCAATTTTTTGACTATTAGATATTGTCATACTAATTTTATTTTCAATAATTTGAAATATATAATCATAATTATGTACAAATTTATCATAATTTAACACAATAACATTTTTGCAAGTTAAAATATTAGTAATATTATCAATATAATCTTTACCTCCACGTTCCATAAAATTAATATAAGCATTTGTAAGATTATTATTATTATTAACTGGGTCAGTTGTTACTTCATTACACATAAGTATAGATAAAATGCAATTATATGGTTCTCTAATTGTAACTACAAATAAATCATTTGTATTGTATACAAAATCATGTGTTTTGGTAATTAATTTATCCGTAAAAACTGATTTAAAAATGTTATATAATAATGTACTTCCAGTTCTTGGCGGAGAGAATATAATAATATTATTAAAATCCATATTTATAATACTATTTATATTATATTTATTTGTATAGCGCAATTTCTACTCCCATATTAATTAATTCTATCCGTTTATCCATAGAAGAAGCCATTTGAAATAATTCAAATGCTGATACTACAACTGCATCTATGACAATCTCATTTTTTAATTTTATATTGTCATCGCATTTTATTAGTTTAGTAAATGTTTTATTCAATAAAATCAAAATATAATCCATCAAATTAGATTGTTCAGTGACATTATCATTGGTACTATTAATATAATTTTTGCGAATTCCTAAAATTTCATCGGGGTCTACGTTAGACCGATTATAACATGGTTCCAAAGGATAGTTTAGGAAAATTCCACCATCAACATAATATTTCGTTTCATTTGCTAATGGAGAAAAAAATATAGGTAAACAAGACGATGCATAAACTGCATCAATTACTCGCCATTCTGGATGTGTCACATGTGATATATCGACCGTTTCAAATGCATTCATATCCGTAGCAAATACATGTATATCGATTTTAGTCCTTTCAAAAAACTGGGACATTGTTATATTAATATCAATAGGGTCATCCAGACCAGAGAATAATGGCAAAAACATCTCTTCCATAATTTTGACATTGAAAATTCCTCGACGTTCAAATGCTCCAAAAATAGAATAAACATCATATTTGAAAATATGATGCCAAGGTCGTTTTATAAAATAATCATCCAAGGTTTGCCAATCGTATTTTAATGCTAAAACTACGGCAAACATTGACCCAATCGATGTACCATAAATACTTTGTATATTATCGATTGACCATCTACCCATTATACTACTTTGTTTTAATGCACCATATGCGATTAGACCATAGGTTCCACCGCCAGATAATACTAGATGTTTGATTATATTATTGGATTTATCTGATATTTGACTAAAAAAATTTGTCGAATTGTCCAAGATTTCATTATCGTCCATTATACAAATAATGGGCGATAGATTTAATTATTTTTTACCACAATGTATTATAATATTACGAAAATATCAAAAATAATATAATACAAATGTCTTGTTTTTTATACACAAATGATGATGAAAATGTAGGCAAAATCAATATTGATGATTTATACGAAAAACGGCAAAAACGCGATTTGAAACAAGTTTCGATTTTCAATAAAATTTTGAACCGTGTGCACCACCGCATAAATTTGACTGCTCGCAATAAGAAAAATGAACAACATATTTGGTTTGTTGTTCCGGAATATATATTTGGCGAACCTGTATATGATAAGGCTGAATGTATTGCCTATATTGTATCCAAATTGGAATTAAACAAATTCCATATTCGATATATTCATCCAAATACTTTGTTTGTATCTTGGGCAAATTGGATACCGTCATATGTTCGAACCGAATTTAAGAAAAAAACGGGTATGGTTTTAGATGAACGCGGACAAGTGGTCGATAAAACTGTATTGGAAAATGAAATGGTCGAAGATAATCACGACTCTAAAATATTGAATATGAGGGGAAATGGTCCAAATGGGCAAGGGCAGGCAAAACCGGGTCAAAAAGAATATACACCAATTGGTAAATATAAACCGACGGGTAATTTAGTATATAATCCCGAAATGTTTGAAAAGATTGAGAAGAAAGTATCATTCTAGGGGAACCAAGGTTCCCTTTCAAATATAATTTAATCTGTATACTTATACCTTTACACCTTTTCTCATTAAAAACGCCCACTTTGTGGGCGTAAATGAGTGAAATGTAACGTTGCCTTTGCGCATTTTTAATGCGAAAAGGTGTAATATCAATCAAACTGGTATTTTGAAGTTTTTCATAAATTCTCACAATACTTATATATAATGTCCAAGATTTCCTTAGAATTATTACTACAAATTGCTATATTTATTGCATTACTTTTGAGTTTTTATATATTTTTTACAACTGTGGTATTAAAACATCAAACACATAAACATATGTATAGTACTTGGCAATTTCCAATGTTATTAGCTTTATTCTTGGACCTTTTTTACCATTAAGTTAAGGGAACCTATTAAGGGAACCTACGGTTGCTTTGCAGTCTTAAGATCCCTCCCTAATTAAGGGAACCTACGGTTGCTTTGCAGTCTTAAGAACCCTCCCTAATTAAAGGAACCTACGGTTGCGTTGCAGTCTTAAGACCCCTCCCTAATAATAAATATAATCCTAATATTATGGTAAAGTAATACCATAATATTACGCTTTACGCATTATTATACATTTTATACATCGGTTTTTCATCAAATTTCAAATTATATACATGTTTCATGTATAATTCGACCGCCATTATTGAATTTTGATTGTTCATCTTGGACAATCGTTCTAAAAATTCTATTATAGATGTCCAAGATTTCAATCGTCGGCGTTCCACATTTTTAGGATGTAAAATATGATTTTCTAAATATATATTTTGACAACTATTTTCATAATGGTCCGAGGTCAATTGAATGTTTTGCCACGGTAATTCACCCCCGCTCAATAAATACAAATAAATATATCCAACCGAAATCATGTCATCACGCCGACTAGGTTCTAATCCATCATGGACATTTATACTAACAAATTTAGGAGTACCTAAAATCGACGTTTTATCATTTTTAGCCAAGATGTGTTTTTTATTATTATCCACAAAAATCGTGGCTAATCCAAAATCAATTAATACTAATTCTTGGCCTTTAATCATAAAATTCTGCGGTTTAATATCACGATGTATAACAAAATGTTCATGAACACTCTCCAAGATTTCGACCATATTACGAATAAATCGGTCAATTAATGACCTCTCTATCGAATAATTTTGAGAAATAATATAATCATGTAAAGATTGCGTATAATACGTCATCACTAATGTCGGCGCCGTTTCATGCAATCCATACCAATATACAAACGGGACATTTCGGCATCCTCGGCTATATAAATAGTTCAAAATAGTCGTCTCTTGTTTTAATAGTTTTAATTCATGAAGGGGGTCTACTATTTCTATTTTAATTGCCAATTTATCTCCATTTGACCTACGTTCTCCCAAGAAAACGCTACCAAATTTACCTTCTCCAATCTTGGACACTATATTATATTTTCCGACAATCATTGTATAATATTATAAGTTATACCACCAATTTCTAATATATTGTAAATATTGTATATTTATAATATAACTATGACTATATCAAAATTATTTTCAAAAAAATACTATATTTTACAAACTATTATATTTGTATGTATTCTTGGAATATTAGGATATATGTTGGGAAAATATATTGGCAAAAGTAGTAAAAAAATATATGAAGGAGCGCGTACATTACCTCGACCCACTCGCCATCCATTAAATCTCAATGATTGGTTAATTCCGATATCATCGAGTTATTCTGGACAAACAATGAACCAATTCGTCGATATGTTAATAAACCAATATTTTGATAATAATGGAATTCCGTATCAAAATACGGCAAATACATATACAAATTATGTATTAGGACCAAACGGGTCTGGTATTGGAAATGTGGCTCCGGCTACCAAAAGCAAATTGACTGACATTGGATATTATATTTTAAATATTGTTATGCCAAATATTCCAACAGAAAATAATCCCACACCAACGGTTGATTGGCCAGCAATTAAATGGACTAATAATAGCTCCTTTCCCTTGAATATTCCGGACACCTTATATATGACATATAGTAATAGTTGGAATACGTATCAATGGCAATTAAATGGCCAAGATGTATCATCAACTTATATTAATTCGAATGGGTCAAGTACTCCAGGAAACAGTAATCCTGGAAGTATCACTCCTGGAAGCAGTACTCCTGGAGGTTGTTATAATCCAAATAATACATGTGGAAATATTTGTCCGAACTCATGTTTTGCAAATGCGGTAGCTTCTAGCTCTACTTTTGGTAATTCAACAAATGGAAATAATAGTAATGGAAATTCAAATAATAAATATAGTGATGGAAATGGAGGACTTTATGCAGAATGGACCCAAATAGCTACAACACATACATCCGCAGTTACAATAGGCAATACTACTTTTCAATATTATATTACAGACGCATCTCAAAATGCTCCTCCATTACCGGCAATACAACCTTTAGATGTATCATTAAATGCCATGATTGATTGGTATTTTGATAAAACGACTGGATACCTTACAAATCAAGCTATCGCACAATTTGAAGAATATACGAGTGGACGAGAACCTATGGATTTATTTCATAAAAATAAATTGCGCGATGTAGTTTATTATTTCATGGAAAATATAATTCCGGGATTACCACCCGCTCAAGTAACAACATCAACTAGTTTAACTCCAGTTACATATGTAGAATGGAAACCGATTGTATGGTTATCTCATTCAGACATATAATATATTACTAATATATAAATATGAAATTTTTATCATCATTTGAGCAAGTTTTCGGTATAATTGATAATATCTTGGATAAAATAGCAAGTCCAATTTATTATTGGTTGATTATTTTATTATACATAATATATTTGGCGGCTTTTTTTGGTATATTATATGTGAATAATGCATATATTCATCATTTAGATGTGTTTATACAAACATTTATTGCGGTCATTTTGATTATTCGATTTAATCCTTTTAGAAAACATGTATTAAAAGAAAGTGATAATACTTTGATTTTTGCAAGTGCCATTTTCTTATTGATGAATGTTGGATTAACTACTGGGGTAGATACATATATAAAAAAAATGTGGAATAACAATATAAAACTGCAATTTACAAATCATGTTACACCGAATTAATAGACCAATCAACCGTTTTTCCCAATATATTTTCACAATTTGAAAATACATTAGAGCCGATAAATCCGCGTGTAGCAGGTGAAGGATGCGGTGCCAATATTATATTTAATTTATTTTGTATAAATAATGCTTTTGTTTTTGCGTAATTACCGAGTAATATAAATACACATTGCTCATTATGTTCACTAATATATTTTATGACGTTATTTGTAAACCGTTCCCAATATTTAATATGACTACCTGGTTTACCATGAACCACCGATAACGATGAATTCAAAAGGAATATTTTTTCACGCGTTACCCATTGCTCTAGATTACCGTGTAGAAATTCATAATTTCTTTCTGGAAATTCTAATTGTAATTCTTTATAAATGTTTCGTAAAGATGGCGGTATTTTCACATTTTTTGGTACCGAAAAACTCAATCCATGCGCTAATCCGGGAGAATGATACGGGTCTTGTCCAAGAAGGACTATTTTGATTTCGCTTACGTCAAGTGCGAATATTCGAAATATTTGCTCTTGCGGGGGATAAATATGTTCTGTACAATATAATTCGTCCAAATCAAACTGATATTTTTCAAATAACGGTTTCCAAGAAATATGAATATGGTCCATTTTACATTTATTGAGTAATTTGATTATTTGTAGAATAAACATAAAAATATTTCAATTTTATAATATAACTATGATATCCGAATTGCGAAATTTAATAATATCCGAAAAACAAAATCCCGATTTACAATCGACTATTGATATACCGACATTATTATTAGCTGCCGAAAATGTGGATATGGATGATTTAGGTAATCGTACTTTGTCGGATATTTCGCGGGAAATTGTCCAAGCTTTGCAAAATATTAATTTACCTGCCGAAAAAATCCCTGAAATTTGCGGAAAATTGGCCGAATATCGATTAACTGACCAAGTATATCAAATACAAAAGGGGAAACATGTGCGTTGGATTAGGGTTAAGGGAACCTACGGTTCCCTTAAGATCCCTCCCTCAAATGATATTTTGCGCGCAAATAATGAAACTATGCAAAAGAATAATACAAAGAATGATGTTAAAGGGAGGGATCTTAAGATTCCTCCCTCAAATGATATTTTGCGCGCAAATAATGAAACTATGCAAAAGAATAATACAAATAATGATGTTAAAGGGAGGGTTCTTAAGGGAACCGTAGGTTCCCTTATAACAAATGGCGGAATTGTCGTCGACGTAAAATTCTTGGACAATGGTACCCATATTTTGTGTAAAAATGGTCCCCGTTTTATCCAATATAAATTCGATGATTGTATCACATTTCAAAAATTATCAGCTGATGAACAAATGGTTTTGAGTTGTTATGACTTTTTACGTAAATAATATCATGATATTGTAAAATAATATCATAATAAATGACGGTATCCAAAGACTTTATTAGACCCGACTTGTTATTTTCTTATTGGATATATTTTTGGTTTATTTTGTTTTACTTTGGCCAAGATTTATCTAGCAAAGATTTATCTCATATTATCAAAAAATACGCAAATCCATCACTTATTTTTTGGATAGCTTTATTGGAAAATATAGGAACTTTATTGGTATTATTTGCCAAAATACCCCCATTACAATGGTCCGTTTTGGTAAAATACATAATAATGATAGTGGTTATAAAAGGGATACCATTGTATTTATTGTGGCCGTACAATATCAATTTTTATCGCGATATTATGGTAATTTTAGCAGTTTTTGCAATTTATCTTGGATACTTGTGGTTAAACGGAACAAATGTCTTTGAGATTTATCATAACACATTTTATCATGTGGCCAAAGGAGATAATAAAACTCCAATGCTAGCCCTATTTGATTGGATTGAAAAATATGTATTATCGATGTAATATTTTGCGAGCCTTGGCTGAAATGCGTTTATACAATTGCTTGCCTTTTATTGTGACATATTCTCTTGCACGAATAAAAGCGGCATAAACTCCTTTTTTGTTTCGTTTGCACGTATTTCTTGTACAAATGGGAAATGTTTTGTTTGGTCCAAGAAAACATTTCTTTCCACATTTTTTCATCATAACTGTGCGGTCATGATATCCAGGTTGCATTTTGGACCAATTACGCAAAAAAGTTCCACGACCACGTGTACCTGTAATATTGTGTTTGGATAGACGTTTTCTAGTTTTACCACCCGATTGTTGTTTTGTGACTTTAGTTTCGGTAGAAGTTATTGTCATAAGATATCGTATAATGGGTTAAATATATAATATCTGGATAAATTATTTATTATATGAATATAGTTTATAATAATGAGTAAATCTATTATTGAAGTTACCACAAAAACAAAATCAAATAAATTAAAAAACAACGTTAGTTTACAGAAACGAATTTCGAAATCGCGTAAAAGAAAACAAACTAAACGAAATAATCGTAAAACAAAATACATTGGAGGTGAACATGACGAAGCTAAAAGAGAAGAAGCTAAAAGAGAAGAAGCTAAAATTTCAGCTGAACTAAAAGAAATGCGTAATAAAGCTGAAATTGAAATAAAACTAGCATGGATTAAGCGTTTTATAAACAAATATTTATATATTATAAATGATAAAGGTCCTGATGGTAAACAATTAGGTTATGAAAAAATACAAATAACTGAAAATGGTAAAAAAAATGTTAATGCATTATTTACTTCTTTAAATCGATGTTTTATACCAAGTGAGAGAGCTAAACTTAGGGACATCATGTTACGTTCAAAAACTAAATTAGATTATATTAGATTATTAATAGCTAATGTAGTAAATAATGTAAATGTAAAATCTGATTTATTGCAAAGTTCTTTTGATGCAACAGCATATTATCCCGATGACCAAGCCAATACAAAAATTGTGAACAAAATCTATTATGACACTAATATGGATAGTCTAAATGAAAAAAAAATATTTGAAGAACCTACTAGTTTTAATGAAGAAACCCCAAAACAGGCAATCACGCCAACTCCAGATGCACCAAAACAACCCAATAAAGAATTAACAGCTGAACAAAAAGAACTATTAGAAAAACTTCATACAAATTCGAAAAAACAGATGGAAGAAATAGAAAAACGGAGAAAAAAGAAAAACTGAGAAAAAAGAAAAACGGAGAATAAAAAAAACGGAGAATAAAAAAAAAGGTATTTTAAGGGAGGGATTTTAAGGGAACCGTAGGTTCCCTTAATTAGGGAGGGGTCATAGGGGAACCGTAGGTTCCCCTAGAAAATTGAAAGGCTTATTTCAAAATAATATAATAGTATTCTGCCTAAAACGCATTTGAAGAACGATACTCTTACAACTAAGACAACAACTGAGACCACATATATTTTCGATTACTAAAATGGCATCTACTAAATCGACAACAGAGCTATACGACATTTTCCAAAAGATGGAAAAGGTCGTACACGGAACCAAGATTTGCGAGGGAAATACCTGGCAAGACTTGATATATCAAGTCATCGCTGGATGTGGTGCATTCACCATTGTCAGTGCTGAGCAGCCGATTGCACTCAATCCGGAAAACCCCAAACATCGCAAAACACACAAGGTGGATATTTACTGCCAAGATGATGTAAATAAACGCATTTTCGCATTCAACTCCAAAGGTAAATCGTTCAACAATACCGAGAGCCAGGAGTCGCTCTTGCACGAATATATGCAATACAAGCGCGCAATTGAACGCCAATTCCCCGACTACACAGTCGAATATGCAGTGCTAAAGGATGAGTACAGCACTGCCGACACTCGCCTGGGCAAATACCATTTCTTGACTGCCAATGGTATTCCAGTTTACAATACAGCACAATATTTGCAAGACACTTTTCAAATCTCGGCAGTCGATATCGAGGCCCGACGCAAAGAGATTGTCATTCAAACTTTGCGTCGGCGAATGGTTGAATCCGGAGTGTCTTTGACTGATTTGTGCGAACTGATTTCGACAACTTCTGTGTAATTTTGTATAGCCCGTAATATAAAAATCTATAAAAATATGAATAAACTTTAACAAAAACTCAACATAAAAATAATTGAATAAAGTGTATAATTTTGTATTTTTTACATTATTTTATAAAAAGGGACCTTAATTTAACTACATAGTATGCAACCATAGTTCTCTTGATTAGGGTACCGTAAGTTCTCTTGATTAGGGTACCGTAAGTTCTCTTGATTAGGGTACCGTAAGTTCTCTTGATTAGGGAGGGGGTCTTAGGGGGAACCGTAGGTTCCCCTTAATTTCTTGGACACATTATACCAAAATCGACCTCTCATCTTTTTAGTTTTCGATTTACGTCGTCGGCCAACATAAGTCAAATAGAAAAACTCTTTAATATGGTACATCATTTTTTGCGAAACTAAAATATCCATTTCAACTTCTTCTTGACTTTTTAAAATAGGTGCTATCTTTCCCCCGTATTGTAAACTCAATTCTAAAAACACGGTTTTCCAAGGTTTTTTGTCAAAACGGTCATTATTAAAATCTTGGACACACTGTTTTCCAAAGTCGGATAATAATAGTCTCCGAGCAATTTCATTCATTCCTAAACATTGATAATACGGTTTTGGTTGTATATAAAATACTCGTCCATGTTTCATCTTGGGAAAATAAGTATTATCGATAAAACAAAACTCAGCCGATTTAGGTAAAAGAGTACATCGCATTAAATCTCCAATAGTCTTAGTTTGGCTAGTTCGTTTAGTATCACTAATCAATTGTCCATTGAGTTTAAAGGCATGTATGGGAGGTTCAAATAATAGTTCTTTAGTTGGACTGGACATTTCTATATACTTTAAAATCATAGATGTCCAAGATATAGAATTTGTACAATTTGTACTATCTATAAAAGTGGAGCATCGATTATTCGTATAAATATAAATATTTCCAAAATATCCCTTTTGTTTTTTATAATACAAAAATTCGAAAATTGTTAAAATACCAGGCCTCAAATATTCCGGAAATATGTCCAAGATTTGATTGAACCATTTTTGATAGTCAAAAATGCGAGAATTATCAGTATTTTTCTTGGACATTTCTATTAGACATTGCCAAATAATATTCAATTCTGTAAATGAACCAATTGTTTCATCCAAATCAAATACAAAGTGTTTTTTATCATTTTGTCCACCTTTTGAATTATTAATATCATTTTGTACAAATGACCCATTGTAAATAATTACCGGGTCATTCGCCATTGATTAGTACATATATTAAATAGTTATAATATAACATCACAAAATTATAACTAGTAAAAACGTAAATTAGACATTATATATAATAATATAATGTATTATATAATGACGATTATAAATAAATATATAATATTTGGATTACTTGTTGGATTACTTATTTTAATATTTTCAAAATATTTTTTTTTACAAAATTGTCATGAAAATTTTGAAAATATAAAAGTTAATATTGGAAATTATTTATCAACATATTTTTGTGAATTAGGATTAAGTATATTACAAAAAACTGATTTTAATTATAATAATGATACAAATATAGAAATGATTAAATATTTACCAAATCATCTACCATATATTTATGATAACTTTCATGATGAATTGGTTAAACATAATGTCACGTATGAATATATAAATCTTCAAGAAAAAGTAGCTTTATGGTTCATAGATGATAATCGAAAATTCCATTTTTGGAAAATATTAAAACCATTATTTAATGAAATATTAGATAAAACATTAGTACAAAGCAATTTAAAAGTAGATATAAATACACCAATTATTCATTTTAGATGTTCAGATACACCTTTTGTATTGCATAGATACTATCATTTTGCAAAATATGAATTTTATAAAAATGCTTTACAAATTATACAGCAACAAACAAATACAGTATATGATAAAATAATTGTTTTATCATGCAATTTTCATTTATCAAATACAACAAATGTTGAAAAATGTACGAATTATTCTAATATGTTATGTGATTATTTAAATAGTATAGGATATAAAACAGAGCAACAATGTAATTCAAATATAAATGATTTTGCAAATATGTTTTATGCACCTGCTGTAATATCGATTGGCAGTTCATTTTCATTTATTAGTGGATTTTGTGGTAATGGTATATTCATTTCTTCTGAGCATGAAGAAGAAACTGATACAGAGCCTAAATGCAATATATGTAATGATATTATGATACCTGGTAAAATTAAACACAAAAATGTGGTTGATTATTATGATACATCTACCATTAATAAATTATTATATGAAATTATTACACAATAGTACTGATATATTTATCAATCAAATATTCAAATACGGATCATTTGCCATTTTATTATTAATAATAACAGATAATAATAATATAAAACATTATAATAATATTATTTAAAATGTCAGCTAAAATTTTTGTATTTGTCATTGCAAGCTTTAATAAACCAATTTATTTGGATTTAATACGTTATAAAAAAATGCAATTAATTAAATATAATATACCTCATTATTTTATATTTGACGATTGTCCACCTTCAGACTATGTGTTTGATGAACACGACCTTTTTTTTGAAAAAGACCCGGTTAATCCTCCAACTATTTATTTTCCAGAGCAATCGGGTGTAGTATCTCCATCTAAACGAGTTTGTCCCAGTCAAAATCCACATATGATCAGAAAGTTTTTAAAGGCATTAAAATATATAAATGAAGAAAACTACGATTTTATTGTTCGCACTAATTTATCGACTTTTATTAATATACCCAAACTATGCAAAGAATTATATGAACATAAAAATGAAAAATGTATGGTATTAGCTCCAATAATTAATCTACATTTATCAGAATGGGATGAATTCAATCACGGTAAAAAATTATTTAATCTGTTTTCAGGAACATGTATAATAATGACTACAGATTTAATATATTGGTTGAAATTAATTGATTTACAATCTCCAATATTATATAAGCATAATGATGATACAGTATTATCATATATATTAAATAAAATTGTACATAAAACTCATAATTATTTTATGCAAGCTTGTAATAATAATAAACATGTAAGTGACTATGTTTTGCAAAATGCAACTCTTTTTCGTATTTTTAATTATATTGACCGCTCACACGATATAATACATTGGAAATATTTGTTGAAAAATATTGATAATATTGAAATATAATACGTAATATAATTTGATAAAAATATCTAACCAGTAGACCCAAATCCTCCTCCTCCTCGACTAGTATTTTCGAAAAACTCGGCATCCACCATTTTTACAAAAATCGGACGCAAATCCGCCGAACAAATTTGCAATAATTTATTGTGTTGCGCAACAGTATATCCCGAATTCAAATCGCCAAAATATCGGAATGCTCCGATTAAAAATCCCCGGTATCCACTATCGATAATTCCCGTATGATTGGCCAACATTAATGGGGTCTTGGATATACTCGACCGGGGGTGTACTAAAAATGCACTGGGTGTCCATTGTTGTTTAGATTGGTTAAAAGTCCGCATTTCACATTTTACTCTAAAATCAACGAATTTGGTTGTAATTGTTGTAAAATCGGTTTGACTAGGAAAAAACAAATCAAATCCAGAATTAGGATACGGGTCATTTGCCATACTATTATTATGATGGTCAATTTGCATAATATATTGGTCAATCAAATCCTTGCAATTAGGGTCGACATGTAAATATAATATATTATGGTCAGTATTGAACCCTTGATTGGTTACCATATTATTAGATAAATTATTAGTATTAGATAAATTAATAAAATTCGACATTTATAATTATTATGAAATCGACTATACTAATCATATCAACAAATGTTTATATGATTTATTCAATAAAAATAATTTTAACCCTACAAATGCACTGCTTTATACTCCCTCCAAGACACAGGTTTACCACTTACAGGTATAACTTTTGCAGTTAAATGAGCATTTTCTTTGTCCATATTATCTGCGCGTTTAACTGCCGAATCCAAATATAAATCTTTCAAATAACGCCCCACCATAACTGAACCCTCATGTTGGTCCAATTTATCATCTTCAATCAATTTCAGCACAATCAACAGTTTGGTCATTATCGTAATATCGACCTCATCTTTCATACAACGCGTAAAAATATCCATATAATTGTCAAACAAAAATCGGCATTCCTCATGTACAATATTGAAAAACTGCTCATGGTCCGTTTTACGCAATTGCGCATGCTCTTTCTTCAAACGTTCCATACGACGAATATCATCGCGAATACGTACACTATGCTTTAATTTTCGAATAGTTTCGGTATTATCCTCACATTCCGTCTCATTAATCAGTTTTTTCAAATTCAAGCGTTCTTCTGGCGTAATTTCCATAATTTCCAATAATATAATGAAAGCTGATATTTTGTTTATGTGTTTTGAATGCAAATATATTATAATGTAAAAATATACGACATTATAAATTAAATATGGATAAACAAATACAATCTACAAATGCAGAACCCAATCCTATGATAAAATATTTTGTACCACCAGAAACAACACAATATATGGAATGGGGGCAAACAATCTTGGTCATAATATTTCTAGCAGTAATGTTTATTTCAATTATTTTAATGTATATTTATAGCAATATTAATGAATATCAAAATCGAATTAGTGTGATTACTAATTCATATTTATTTGGGCAAAATCCAGAGCAACAGTTTAAATCTTATATTAAAAATGCCCAAGCCGAAAGTTTGTCTACTGCTATGAATAATATTCAATCTACCAATCAAAATTTGAATACGACCAATTATCGATTAAATGACAAAGCAAATCGTTTAGCTAAACAAGTTGTGGTTGATATTCCTAATCAATATGCACAATCAAATAATTTAGGAATTTCAATACAAAAAAATATAGGCGAAATACGCGATACTATATCAAAATTGAGCGGAGCATTTATGTTGAATAATTATATGTCAAATGGTGCAGTAAAAACCGTTCAATCTGCATCTCTGGCTACTCCAGCTACAGTTCCTTCACCTAGTTCTAACTAAATATGTTGAATTGATATTGTCGAATTGATATTTTGTCAAAATATGTAAAAAGTTATCAAATTATATATATAATGGTCCATTATTCACCACTAACATATTATACTTATAATTTGGAAATTTATTATGCATCTATTGGAGCTAGTATATTATATTTCGTATTTTACATAATATTATTTTTAGTATTCAAATATGAACTGTATAACAAGCGAGGATTTTGCACACCGATGTTTTATTATGGCCAAGCTTGTAGAAATGAAATCGCAAATACAATATTATCTGACCCCGGATTTGTACAAGCTAAACAAAACTATTATGCCACCGTTAAAAATACAACTGATGCTATAAACGGTACAATGGTAAATGACAAACATGAAATTAATAATGCAGATGCAGTTGTGAATGACAATTTAAATGATAATGCTGATTTTACAAATTCTACTATTGGCCAAATTCAAGAAGCAACAAATGTATTAAAAATGATTGCGTCTAAATATTTAGGCAATATGCAAACATTTGTAGCTTCTACTAAAAATCAATCCTCCGAAATGTGGCAACAATTGCAATCTATACCACCATTATTGGGTGAAATTCAAAACCAAATAAATACGTCGATTGTGGTTCCGGCATTAATGCCATATACTGATCCATTGCGTAAATTATATAATTCATTATCGGAAGTTCAAACTATTGGAGAAAATAGTATGACAGCTGCACCATAAATATTTACACTGATATTAGAAATTACACTGATTTCCAATATTTTATTTTTATCTCATAAAAATGTATATTATAATTATTATGAAAAATTCATCTGGACTATTAACTGGAATTGTAGTTTTATGTATTATTGTATTTTTCACGCTTATGATGGCGTCGCGTGCGGTTTCGCCATATAATGCTCCATCTATGTTGCAAGGTGCGTCATTCGAAGGATTTAATGGAATGTCTCCGTCAAATTATTCTACATATCCAAATGGTCAACCAATTGATAATAGCACCGTAGCTCATAATATTAATAGCACCGCTGCGCAAAATAATTATCAGCCTTTATGGGGATTTAATGGATTATTTGGTCCTGCCAGTATTCCAGATAATTCAATTGATATTTATGCAAATGCTCCGGGCAGTTTATCTACAAAATGTCAAAATGTATCTTCAAATTTAACCAATTCGATGGGACATCTTTGTTTAGATGCAAATCAATTAACTATGTTAAGAACGCGTGGTGGAAATCAAACTGCATGTTCATCTCAAGTTGGGACGTGTACTATGTAATTAAGGGAACCGATGGTTCCCCTAAGACCCCTCCTTATTAAGGGAACCGATAGTTCCCCTAACACCCTTCCTTATTAAGGGAACCAATGGTTCTTTTAAGACCCCTCCTTATTAAGGGAACTGATAGTTCCCCTAAGACCCTATTATTTCACTAATATGCAAATTATACAAATGTTTTATAACAACGAATGCAATATCGTATCATTTTACTATCGTCCGGTGTAGTATCTATCCAATCATACACGATTTGATGTTGGCATTTTGTCTCGATATAAGTATTTACTAATTTTACAATTTGTAAATATTCTGGATCATTATCCTTATTATATGGTGTTTCTAATATTGTTTTTACCCTCACCATATTAGATATATTTGTTGCATTGACATCACTGACAGTTGAATTTTCATCAGTATTCTGATCCATTTTGATATCTATATGAATAATCAATAAGTATTCATATAGTTTTACAACATATATTTTAAGGGGGCAAACCCCCTTTAATACATAAACCTTAACACATAAAAGGCGAGAAAACCGAAGGTTTTCTCAGGGGATCTTAAGGGGGCGAAGCCCCCTTAATTAACAGTACATAGCCAACAAACTCTGGTTCTGATTTTCCTCATTTTTAATCAATTTATCCACCGCTTTTTTATTCACCGAATAAGGAAATGAAACTGTCATATCCATGTCTTTAGCGAATAAATTATTTTCAGGTTTCATTAATCGGAATAAATTGAGTTTAGTATGAATAATTTCCAAACATCTCTTCAAATTACGCACACCATCTTCTTCTCTAGTAATCGATTTATTCGCAATAATTGCCTGCAATGTTTCATCCGGAATATCAATATCTTCGCTCGTAAAACTCACCTGTTCACGTATTTTAGGCAATAAATAATTACGTGCAATAATCATCTTTTCTTTCGCATCATATCCCTTCGTCTGAATTCGGTACATACGGTCGCGCAAAATAGGATTGACCTTACTCTCATCATTATAACTGAAAATAAACAAACATTTACTCAAATCAAAATCAATCTCCGAAAAATACTTGTCGTGAAATTGATTGTTTTGCGTAGTATCCGTCAAATGTGTCAAAACGCCAATAATCTCCTCACCTCGAGGCGTATCACTCACTTTATCCAATTCGTCAAAATAAATGACGGGGTTCATGCACTTACTATCTATCAAAATCTGCACGATTTTACCCCACAAACTACCCTCATAGGTATATGAATGTCCCTCCAAAAAACTGGCATCTCCAGTTCCACCCAATGCAATAAAGGCAAATTCACGTCCCAAAATTCGGCTAATTCCTTCTTTAACTAGCGTAGTTTTACCAGTACCCATGGGACCCTTTATCGCAATTGCACTCCCCATGGCTAATGGATTAGTTATCCATTGTCCAACCATTTGCATAATTTGCATTTTGGCATCATTTAGACCATATACACATTCATCCAAAATCTGTTTTGCATTCTCCATAAATGCACTACATACATCAATTCCATCTTTGATATTAACCGACAAACTCTTATTTACACAAAACGGAATTCGCATAAATGTATCGACCCATGTCTTCAATTTATAATATTCGGGGTCTCCCGGTTCCATTGAGCGCAACATATTCAACTTTTGCATAACCGTCGCTTTATATTTAGGCGGAATATTACTATCCAAAAGTGTCAGACGATACGGTTTTTTTATCGAAATATGGTCGTTTATCGTTTTAAGCTCCTTCATTGCCCGCATTTGCTCCTTATTCGACAATTTGGTTTTGAAATAATCGATTTCACTTGTATTTTGTTCGATATCTTCATTGACCATTTTGTAATATTTTTTGGCATTCTTCATTCTCGTTTTTTTGACCAACTTTTTAATTGATGCACTACATTCATCGATAGCATGAATTAGAATTTTACTTTTGGGTTTTTTGTCCAATTTTTCTAATAAATGTCGTTTCAATTCGACCAATTCATTATATTCGGATTCCGCATCTACGGGCTCTATATCTTCAGATGAATTTGTCGAATTTTTACTCGTATTGTACTTATTTGATTTACTTGATTTTTTCGATACATTTGTACTATTTGTACCATTTGTATTTTCCAATTCGGCCAACTTTATGGTTGGAATAGTAATCGGTTCATATGTTTCCTTCATAAAAGTCTTTTCATCTTCACTATTGCATTCCTCGTCAGCATCATCTTGAATGGCAGTTTCATCTTGAGCATCACGGTCATTTCCACCTAATGCTGTAAAAATAATATTGTAATCCTTATTTTGCTGCTCTTCGTCATATTCTTCGTCATCATCCGAACTGTCAACCGCCCTCTTTTTGCCACGTTTTGAAGAGGTTGACCGTTTACTGGATTTTGACGAACGCGTGATTTTTTCATCAGCCTTCACCTTTGAATTGATATAATTTGATGGAAATAATGCAGCAATAGTTTTGCGCAATTCACGAGGGTCCACCGCTGAACTTTCATCATCATCATTTTCACTAATATCATCATCATCATCTTCATCCTCCTCCTCATCATCATCATCACTAGTATCATCATCATCCTCCTCTTCATCAATTTGTACATGTTTATTTGTTTTTGCAGATTTATTGGTTGATTTGTTTTTTTTTGATTTAGTCGGGGGTGTATATGTAGAATCAGTTTCAGTCTCAGATACCGTTTCATAATCAGAGCCATCATCACTGCCATCATTTATCATCACAATATTATTTTTATCAGGACTATTATCAGGGTCTGAACTCCCCTTTTTCAATTTTTGACGTGTATTATATTTATTTTTAGATGCCATTATTTTAATTACTCGTATATGCTGTCAATAGTTATATAATATTATAAGTTATGTTTAATACATTTACAAAACAATAAAATATATTCGGCTAAAAAATTGATTGATATATTAGTTTAATAATAAATCAATATAAAATCTACCACAGTATATTATAGTAGCAACAAAAATGGCGACCTCGTCTCAACGTTCCAAACTGAACGAGTATAAAAATCCATCCAAAATCATTGGAATACAATTTAGTATGTTGTCTCCAGATGAAATCCGAAAAAATTCGGTGGTGGAAGTGACCAGTCGTGACACATATATCAATAATAAACCCGTACCTGGAGGTTTGTTTGATACACGAATGGGCGTTTTGGAACCTGGTCTAATTTGTCCGACCGATGGAATGACATATATCGATACACCCGGATATTTTGGACACATTGAATTGGCCAGACCCGTATTTGCTATTCAACATCTCAAAGATATTATGAAATTATCTCGATGTGTGTGTTTCAAATGCAGTAAATTATTGGTCAATAAAAATCAACATAAACATATCCTTTCCAGGCCATCGGATAAACGATGGGATTATATTTCACCTCTAGCAGCCAAAGTAAAGCGTTGCGGTGAAATGACCGAGGATGGATGTGGTTGTCGCCAACCAGACAAAATCAAATTGGAAGGTATGGCCACAATTTATGCCGAATGGACCAGTTTGGACACGGAAGAAGGTGGTGACGGGCAAAAAGTGACTATGAAATTGACACCCGAAATCGTATTGAAAATCTTCAAGCGTATTTCCGACGACGATGTTTCGTTTATGGGCTTTAGCCCCATTTGGTCTCGTCCTGACTGGATGATTTTACAAGTATTGCCCGTGCCTCCTCCTGCCGTACGTCCTTCTGTCAAACACGATGCTCAGCAACGCAGCGAGGATGATTTGACCCATATTTACAGTAATATCATCAAAACCAATAATATGTTGCGCGACAAGATGAATAATCCAGAAACACATGCAAATGTAGTTGAAGGATGGTTCACTATTTTGCAACATTCGGTGGCGATGATTGTGAATAATAAAATCAAAGGTATCGCACCGATGGCACAGCGTTCGGGTCGTCCGTTGCAGTGCATCATGGGCCGTCTCAATTCCAAAAATGGTCGTATTCGTGGTAATTTGATGGGTAAACGTGTTGATTTTAGTGCACGTTCCGTCATTACCGGTGACCCAAACTTGTCGATTAAACAGTTGGGTGTGCCTCTCAAAATTGCCAAGAATATTACCAAGCCTGTAACCGTCAATGACCGTAATCGCGACTTCTTGATGAAGTTGATTGAGAATGGTCCTGAGACGTATCCTGGTGCAAAAATATTGGAACGTAAAAACGGTGAACACATTTCATTGAGATATGTGGACCGAGGGTCTATACGTCTGGAAAATGGCGACGTCGTCCATCGACATATGATGGACGGTGATGCCGTTTTATTCAATAGACAACCGAGTTTGCATAGAATGTCGATGATGTGTCATATCGTCAAAGTAATGCGTGTGGGAGACACATTCCGTATGAACGTCGGGGTGACGAAACCATACAATGCCGATTTCGATGGGGATAGATTTTGTTCCCAACAGGTGGCTGCCAAAATAAGTTGTTGACAATACTTATTTGGAAAAACAGTGTAATGTCTTCTAATTCTTACTTTTCGCATAGGAGTATTGAATTAATATAACCATCTAGTCATAATAGTAAAATTGATATAAATCTTTTGCTCATTCTATATTAACTAATAGTTCAGTTCAATGTTGTTAAACTTAGATGAATTCGACAAAGTAGTAGGTGAAATATATAAAATAACAAATATAGTGACTAACAAATCTTATGTTGGGCAAACTAGAAGTCATCGTTTAAACCACGGAAAATATAGACCATTTGGATATTTAAGCCGTTTTAGAGACCATATCAGCGAAGCAAATTCTAACAAACAGAACCAAAGCAGATATTTAAATTCGTCTATACTAAAACACGGCTCTGAAAATTTTGTTTGCGAAAAAATCCTCTCTTGTAAAATAGATGAGTTAGATGCACATGAGCAACAATATATTTCAGAATATAATACTAAATTTCCAAATGGCTATAATTTAACTGATGGGGGTCAAGGAGGTGGTTATCGAAAAGGTTGCAAAATCGTTTTAGATAATACATTACTTGTAAAACCATCAATTGACCGTCCACCAAAGTGTTTAACGAGAACTGATAAAACTAAATTGTTGATTTCTGAAAGAGTTAAAGCCGCCAAAAGCGACCCTAAGCATCGTAATCAAATGATGGTGCAAGCTCAATCACAACATTTAAGTAAAAAGTTTGAAAAATTCAGAAATGTTACTATAGATGAAAATGATACAGATAAATATATTCATATTATTCGAAACAATATCGAAAACTATGATTATATTAAACTGTCCATTGGAAATATAAAAACCACCTTTGTCGGAAGATTTGAAACAACAGATGAAATCAAAGAACGAGCAAAACGATTTATATCAGATTTATTATTATGGCAATGTGACCAAATTGCGGGAACACCCTTAGAGCCTTCACTACCACTCGTCCAAGGAAACTTGGATGAGGAACTCGGTTAATAGCCGAACCCAATGGTAATAATGTGAAGGATTGGGCAATCCGCAGCCAAGCTCCTAATCTCGTTATGATAGAGTATGGAGAAGGTTCAGAGACTAGATGATTACAGGTATTAAATGACGGTCCAATCAACCCGATAATGCTCAAGGTATAGTCCAATCCTGGTTCGAAAGGCCAGGTGACGTAAAGTCAGTAAAATACAAATAGAAATGAATATGCACATGCCCCAGAACGTACTCGCGGAATCCGAGTTACGTCATCTTGCTGCAATTCCCTACCAAATGATCAGTCCTGCTTCAAATGCTCCAATCATTGGCATTTACCAGGACTCGCTTTTAGGGTCTTACAGAATGACGCGACCGAATATTACGTTTACACCAAAGGAGGCTATGAATTTACTAATGATGTATCCAAATGTAAATACAGCAGCAATTAGGGAGAAGGGAGAACGTTTGACCAGTTATGACGTTCTTTCGCAAATTATGCCACCGGTAACAATGGTTTACAAGACCAATTTGTTTGACGAAGGCGATGACTATGCAACATCGAATAATGTGTTGGAAATACGCAATGGTAAGTATATTCGCGGACAATTGGAGAAGGGCGTTTTGGGTTCTACGACTAAGGGTATTCTTCACCGTGTGTGCAATGATTTCGGCAATATGGCTTGTGCCGATTTCAACGATAATTTGCAGAACATTGTCACGGAATATATGAAATCGAGTTCTTATAGTGTAGGTATTAGTGATTTGATTGCCGATAAGGTCACTCAATCTAAAATCATTCAAGTCATTACTGCACAGAAGAGCGAGGTTCAAGAATTGGTCGATAAAGTCCATCTCGGCATTTTCGAAAACAATACGGCAAATAGCAGCAATGCCGAATTCGAAAATACAGTGAATAATATTTTGAATAAAGCGACGGAGCAAGCTGGTAAAATTGGCCGTACCAGTTTAAGTCCAAACAATCGTTTCCTAATCATTGTGAATTCGGGGTCGAAAGGTGCCCCCATCAATATATCGCAGATGATTTCGTGTTTGGGTCAGCAAAACGTGGATGGCAAACGAATTCCATATGGGTTCGAAGGCCGTACATTGCCACACTATCACAAATTCGATGACAGTCCAAATGCGCGTGGATTTATCGAAAATTCGTACATTTCCGGCCTGACTGCACCCGAACTCTTCTTCCACGCAATGGGTGGTCGTATTGGCCTGATTGATACGGCAGTCAAGACATCGCAAACTGGATATATTCAGCGACGTCTCATCAAGGGATTGGAGGATTTGAAGGTCGAATACGATATGACAGTGCGAAATAGCAAGGGAAAAATCATCCAGTTTGCTTACGGTGATGACAGTTTCGACTCTACCCGCATAGAAAACCAAACAATTCCTTTGGTCGGAATGAGCGTCGAGGATATCTATATGCACTATGATATTATCGGGGTAAATGACCAAGCGAGTGAATTGTTGGGTGTATATACGAAAGGTGCGATTACTCGCATCAAGAAACAGAAGGTCGAGACCAAAGCGAAATGCCAAGAATATATCAAGAAAATGTTGGAAACGCGCGACCAAATCGTGGAAAACGTGTTTAAAGGCAAGAATGAAAATACGGTCAGATTGCCCGTCGCCTTCCAGAATTTGATTGTGAATATCCAAGGACAATTGGGATTGTCGGCCAATTCGACGGTCGATATTACGCCATTGGAAGCCTTCCAATTAATCGAGGAGAATTACGAGAAAATGAACCGACTGATTGCACCTTTGACGCCCTTATTCAAAGCTCTATATTATTACTATTTGTCTCCAAAGGAACTATTGGTGAATAAACGGTTCCACCGTAAAGCATTGACGGTTTTGCTGGAAATGGTCGCTTTGAAACACAAAGAGGCCATTGTACATCCTGGAGAAATGGTTGGGGTCATTGCGGGTCAAAGTATTGGTGAACCCACCACGCAGCTCACCCTAAACTCACTCGTATATGCAGACGAAATTATTGTCCGAAATTCCAAAAAAGAAATCACCAAGCAGAAAATTGGAGAATTTACCGAAAATCAAATCAAGATTTCCCAAAAGATTGATTATATGAAGGACAAGGACACCACATATGCAGAGCTCCCCGAGTTTTACGAAGTTCCGTGTGCTACCGAGAATGGCGAAACAGTATGGAGACGGATAGAAGCTGTGACTAGACATCCAGTTATCAACGAGGACGGAACAAATACGATGTTAAAAGTCACTACTAAAGGAAATCGAGAAGTTACTGCAACGAAAGCCAAGTCTTTCCTCCAGTTGAGAGACGGGAAAATTCAAGCGGTTGAAGGAGCGGGATTAAATGTCGGAGATTATTTGCCGGCATCTAGAAAGCCTTTAGATTATACCGAGCAATTTGCGTTGAATTTGCGAGATATTTTGCCACCGACTGAATATGTTTATGGTTCAGAGTTGGCAAAAGCAAAATCAGTCATCCACGAATATCAATGGTATAAAAAACACTCTGGTAAAACCTTTACTCTGCCACATACTCGCAGTGATAGTATTGTAGTTTTGGCAAGTGATAAAGTACGACAAGGAAGACAAACCAAATCCAGTGGTAATATTAAAGACAATTGTGTCTATATGAAATTGACAAATAAATGTGAATATATGATCCCAGAAAACATTGAACTTGACTATGATTTTGGATATTTGGTCGGTGCATATTGTGCTGAAGGTTGTATGACAAAACATCAAATTTCCATTGCAAACAATGACAATGATTATTTGGTACCTATTCAACGACTTTGTACAAAATGGAACGTAACTACCAAAATCTATACAGTTCGCGATAAAATCCAAGAAGGCTGGACTAGTCAAGATATTCGAATTTACAACACAGTTTTGTGCAGAATTTTGGCAAATTTATGTGGTAATTTGAGCCATAATAAATTTGTCTCCGATAAAATCGTGTTTTCAAACAAGCAGTGCATTTTAGGATTTCTAGATGCATATATTGGTGGAGATGGGTGCATTGAAATGCATAAAAAGAATTTATCAGGAGAACAATATGGTGCACGTATTTCAATTAGTTCAGTTTCAAGAACTATGTTAACTGATGTTATGGTTATGTTGAAAAATCTAGGTATTGCTAGTAATATTTATAAACCAAAAAAACGAGAGACTAATAATCGTGGCAGTTTGAATATTTATCAAATATATAGTTTAATCGTGGCAAATAAACAATCTCAAAAATTAGCACCAATGTTAAATTTGACAATTGCATCAAAACAAACCAAATTGGAAAGTTTGATGAAACATATATTTAAATATGAATATAGTGCATCCGATTTAATGCTTCCGGATATTATCGATGGAACTCTACAAATGCGTGAGCGTAATGATGCGATGATGGATTTAGAATTTGACAAAATCATATCCATCGAGGAAGTTCCAAATACTACCCCTTATGCTTACGATTTAACTGTTGAAGATACTCGAACATTTGACTGCTATAATGGTCTCACTCTTTTCGACACTTTTCATTTAGCGGGGGTTTCGAGCAAATCCAATGTCACTCGTGGTGTTCCCCGAATTGAAGAGATTTTGCGTCTTACCAAAAACCCCAAACATCCATCATTGACTGTTCACCTCAAACCAATTGATGAGCAGGACCAAGATAAAGCATCGGCCTATGCAACAATGTTGGAGCACACTCGCCTAGTAGACGTCGTCAAGTCTATTCAGATTTGTTTTGACCCGAATGAGCAGGCAACAACTATTGTAGAGGACCGACAATTGTTGGAGCAGTATTATGAGTTCGAGAGATTGATGAAAGATTGTATGGACCCAGCAGATATTCAGTCATCCGAAAATGCACAGCCGAATAGGTCAAAGTGGATTGTACGAATGGAAATGGACCCCGAGACATTGCTAGATAAAAACATCACGATGGACGACATTCATTTTGCGATTTCCAACAGCCAATATGGAGGCGAGATTTCGTGTGTTTATTCGGATTACAATAGCGATAAATTGGTTTTCCGAATTCGGATGAACAGTACTGTGTTTAGTAAAAATAAGAAGAAGGGAATTGCCGAAACGCTCGACCAATCTGACGAAATTTATCTGCTCAAGAATTTTCAGGATGCTCTGCTCAACAATATTGTTTTGCGAGGTATCAGCAATATTGACAACGTTATTGCTAGAAAAGTCCAGAATTCGGTCGTCAAAGAGCAACCTGCAGGTAATCGAGCTCAGATTACCAAGGTCGATGATAAACAGATGCCTGTGACTAAAGAGGATGGCAAATACGTGAAAAAGGATACATGGGTTTTGGATACGACTGGAACTAATCTGTTGGAGGCACTTGCTTTGGACTATATTGACCCGACCAGAACCTACAGTAATGATATTCGCGAAGTATATGAAGTTTTGGGTATTGAAGCTGCACGTCAAATGATATATAATGAAATGGCTGAGGTGATGGAATTTAGCGGTGTTTATATTAATTATCATCATTTGAGTTTATTATGCGACCGTATGACATGCAATCAAGAGATGGTTCCGATATTTAGATCGGGATTACTGAATGATAATGTGGGACCTATTGCAAAAGCCACATTTGAGGTACATACGGAGGTATTCTTAGATGCGGCGAGACATGGCGATTTTGACCATATGCGAGGAGTATCTGCGAATGTGATGTGCGGTCAGTTTGGCAACTATGGAACAGGGGCATTCCAACTGGTTCTGGATATGAAGGAGATGGAGAGTTTAGATACATTTGAAGTAGTAGAGACCGATAGGAATAAAGATATTGAACGAGCATTTGCATTGTCAGAAGATAAAGGCGATATTTGCAGTAAGTCAAAGATACAAATTCGTAATAATGTGGCGAATATTCATGTCGGAGGAGATGCGGGGGTGTGCGATGATGGGTATGATGCTGGGTTTTAGGAGAACCTACGAATTACATTGCTGTATATATCAGTCCCCTTAATTAATAGGTAGGGGATCTTAAGGGGACGACAGTCCCCTTAATTAATTTAGGCATTTAGTAATAAGTATTTATATCCGTAATAATATATAAACAATACCAAAAATGAACGTGTTAATGTTTGTGTACGTTTTCTTGCTTTTCTTTCTACTAACACCCGGGACATTGTTTTATTTGCCCCAGCATAAATCCAAAATGGTAACTGGCCTAACACATGCGTTCCTTTTCGCATTAATTTGGACATTTACGCATAAAATGGTATGGCGTTTGACGTCTGGACTGCTATAAATAATAAAAATTTAGACATATAATACATTAATAAAAATATCAATATATTATATAATAAAAATGATGATGACATTCGTATATATGTTTGTATTATTTTTTGTGTTAACACCAAAAATTTTGATACACCTACCTAAAAAATTGTCTAAGATGACAGTTGCGCTTATTCATGCGTTATTATTTGCAGTAATTTGGCAATTTACCCATGGTTTAACAGAGGGGTTAACTAATCCTACAAAATCAGCAGCAAAACCTGCTGCAAAACTTGCTACTCACACTGCAAAACCTGCTACTACTCACACTGCAAAACCTGCTACTACTCACACTGCAAAACCTGCTACTACTCACACTGCAAAACCTGCTACTACTCACACTGCAAAACCTGCTGCTCACACATCTAATCCTACTTCTGGTCAGACTTCTGGTCCTACTTCTGGTCAGACTTCTGGTCCTACTTCTGGTTCTACTCCTGCTCCTGGTTCTACTCCTGCTCCTGGTTCTTCTCCTGCTCCTGGTTCTGCTCCTGCTGTAAATAATTCATTAAATGCTTGGGCCAATTCATTTAATCCTTGGTAGCCATATAATATATATACATTTTCCATTTATTATGATAAATAATCATAATAAATAATCATAATAACTATTTATTTTTTAGCCAAAAACACATTCAAAGACTGTATTTCACTAGAATATTTAGCATCTCCGCGTTCAGCCAATAAAAACATTTCACCTCTTAATTCCGACAAAGCCAATGCTTCAGTTAATACATGATATGCAGGTGGACTATTCAATTTAACATCAACCGGTGAACGAATAAAATAATATCGTTCATTCGCGCGTCCATTTGACGATAAACGTAGCCAATTAATCGTCGGCACTAAATATTTTAAAGTAGTCGATGAAAATAATATGACTGGTATTTTAGCCGATTGGCATAACACCCATAAATCCAAATCGGTAATATAGTAGCCTTCACTGAAAATCACACGTTCCAAGGTAGTTTTACCCGATGTTATTAGTTCCATCAATTCGCGTTTTCCTTCACTACGTAAAATCGTAATTATCCGTTCTTTATATAATTCGAGCAAAGGTTGATATCCATTCCACAATGCTGTTTTCACATTTTGTACAGATAGACCAGTGACTTTACGATAATTTTGCAAAATATAAATAATAGGAATGAAACTACATATGATTGAATTTCCAAATATCATTTCTTTAACAGTAGCCGGAAAATAAGGTCTCCAAGAACCCGCCTTTTCATTTCCAATAACTCGAGACTTGGTTTCTTTTAAACAATCGATAATATAATCACTTAATGCAGTTTTACCTTCTTCAACTTGTTCATTTATTTGTAAAAGTTCTGCCTGTTCATCCAATGAAACATCATTCGAGTATGTTTGTGCAGTAGACGGTTTAGCAGTATCATATTCAATATTTTCAATATATGACCCAGTATTATATGGTATTAAATCGCGAAAATATTCCTTATTTAACAAACTTTCCAATAAAAACAATTCATCATTATGGATTTTAAATTCGGCATTTCCCACATTCAAATATGTTTTGGGATGAAACATAAATTGACGAATACGACCATATCTCAATAATTCATCAGCCATTCGGTCAAAATATACACGTTCATTGGGAGAACCACTTAATAAATGAGTTTTAGGAAAAATAGTTTGACATTGCCCATCAGGGGTTGTCAAACAGTATTTTTTATTGGAACCTGTTGTAGTCATTTCATCGCTATTGGCACATTGTCCGTCTAATCCGGCAGAGCATACCATAACATCCTCTATTTGCATTAATGTATCTTTATCAAAATCTTGGAAACTAACAGCTCCTCTAGTTAATTCTCTCAAATCGCGCACAATATTACCCAATTTATTATGATATGTAATACCGCGGTCATCAATTGTTTTTAATATCGAATTGCGGAATTGGCGATATTCATAATTATTCAATAATAGTCTCACTAGACTGCGAAATACATTATAAAATTGCGTTTCTAAATTAATTTCTTGGATTTTTTGAATACGTTCATTATCGCCCATTTTATTAGTCGATAATATTTTATCGGCGCTTTCATTGTTTGAATTTCGGGGTACTGGATTACCTCCACCTCCACCTCCACCCGTACCTTGTCCAATCATATTACTTATTGATGACCCTATTCTCACACCTAAGTTAGACATCGGTTTAACATAACTCGAATGATGCACCACTTCAATACCATCTTCATCCAAGTTTTGAACCGGTGGAAATATTTGCACAAATTGGTTAGTTTCAGTCAAAAATCCGACAACGAGTTCATCCTCCACAATTTTGATTTTCGGTTTACATGGAATTTTACCCCCAGTTGCAACAGATATTCCCAATAATCTATCGCGTGTACTGCGGTAATCAATCCATAAATCCTCCTCATCCATATAACGCGTTTCTAATCCCTCGACGATACCAGAAGGATAACATGGAATAAATAAAAATGTCTGGCCTTCTTCTCGGTTCACTCGCAATCCAATAGCTTTATTGCGATAATTTAATATTTGGCTTTCAATGCGATAATCGTGATGTTTCAAAATACGCATAAGTTCAATTATAGGTAAATTTCGTTTAAACTGATATGCTCTTGGCATACTAGAGAGCGGTGCACAATATTTTTTGACAGTTTGTTTTATTAACTTCAACATCGTTTTTATATTTTGAATTGCAGTCCCTTCCAAGAATGTAGACTTTGATACTATTTCACTTTTTTTAACATCGTTCGGTTTTAATCGATATAAAACACGTTTGGTTGAACCATCAATAATCGTATCTTTTAATACTACATTGCCTTTTTTGATTTCATAAGATAATTCATCTGACCGAGAATCGACAATATAGACTAATTCTTCATATAAAAATACGGGTTCATAAAAATCGTCTTGTTTAACCAAGATAACAGTTTCTTTATTATCCTTATAATCAATCGTCGAATACGTATTTGATGGACAAACCATTTGCACTTTTTCAGTAATATCATTATCTGCCAATTGCAAAATAACCAAATTAATACCATCTCGCATTAATAATGGATTTCGGTCACATACTATATCCCATAAATACGTATGGTCAATTGTCGATTTTTCGTCTTGCAAATATCGTAAAAAGTTTTCAAATGCTGAAATAGTATCCTCCAAATAGTCCATTTTGGTTTCATCTTGCAAATCATTTTTGAGCGATTTGTAAAACTCACTATCCCTATAACGGTCAATATCTATATCTGCTTGGTCCATTTTTTTAGGACGAAAGATAGTTGCTAAATTGCCATTATGATACCGAATAAACATATCCAGGGTAATTGACGATGCCAATATTCGACGCATATCAGCGATTGATGGAGCCTCTATTTTGGCAACATCTTGACCCGCAAATCGATTATGTTTATATGCATAATAATATGCCAAACATGCAATAAACGATTGATTTGTCGATTTTTCAACACCATATCGCAAAAGGGTTGGTTCATAGGGTCGAATTATTGCCGGATTTTGTTCATCTACTAATGCACTATTATCAAAACCTAAAAAAAGTTGTACTGCCATTGGTAAAAATCCCCATCGCTGTATTGGTAATGGATAATTCGTAGCACCAATAATATAAGAAATCATCTTATTACTAATGGCAACGGCCTTTTGTTCTTTTTGCTCTTTTTGTTCTTTTTGGTCTTTTGGTCCTTGGACTGAATCTCCACTAGTACATTGCTCTCGTCGCAATTTAATTTGTTGTGCTGACCACTCTTTTTTAAAACAACATGGAATACATAGTCCATCCGGATGTTTTCCACCTTTATCTTTATCCAAAAATCCCGGTATATTTTGCACGTAATTACCTGCCGCATCGCGATGTTGTTTTGGATGGTCAAATTCATATACGTATGAACCGGGTGGAACCGTCGATGCATTACGTGGAATAATACCACCACATTTACCCGCTTTAACATCTGCGTCACTAATACTGGAATTGGTCTTCAAACACCAATATCTTGGACAAACATACCAGTATTTTTTATCCGGATTAGACCCATAATGAATTGCATGACCATATGACCCTTTATTAGGGCCACTATCAATACGTTCTTTTTCCTCATCGGTTAAAATAATAGGTTGACGTTTATCTGATGATGGACATGCTTTGGAATACAGTTTATAATCTTTACCGATATCGTCAGTGATATATAATGTAGGGTCCAATTCCTTCATTTTTCGGAAAAAAGGGGTGGGTTGTTTTATAGACATTCCATCCAATTTGGCTTGGTATTCTTCTGATTGCGGAGATGGTGTATTTTCACCGCCAATAAATCGATTTGTTATTTTTTTAGATCCTCCATTTTGATTACTTTCATCTTCATTTTCTTCCTTATTTTCTCTTATACCTTCCCCTTCCCATCCCCTTTCTCCTCCCCCTTCTCCTCCCCCTTCTCCTCCCCCTTCTCCTCCCCCTTCT